TTAAATCTCAAGAACGATTCCGGCACAATAGATATGGACAGTCGACAAGGTGCAATCGACATTGACGCTGCTACAACTATCGACATCGATGGTGCAACCGGCATTAATATCGGTAAAGCTGCCGATGTTGCTGTTGACTTTGACTCTGCAGCATTCGATCTTGATGCTTCTGGTGCAATTACAATTGACAGTACTTCAACATTCTCAGTTGATGCAGTTGGCACGTCTAACGTGACAACAAACGGTGCACTTACAATCTCTGGTTCAACAGGCTTGAATCTTGATGCAGACAGTGGTACACTTTCAATCCAAGCTCGTCTTGGTGGTGTTGATGTTGATGCAATTGCAGGTGCATTAGCTCTTGATGGTGCAGGTGGTATTAACATCGGTACAGCAGCTGATGTCGCAGTTGACTTTGACTCTGCAGCATTCGATCTAGATGCTTCTGGTGCAATCACAATTGATACAACGTCAGGTGGTATCTCTCTAGATGCTGCATCTGGTCCAGTAAATCTTACCTCGGGCGACAGCGGGGCCTCCGTCGGAGCCGCTTCAACGCTAGCGCTTACTGCAGGTACAACGTCGACATACACTGCGGGTACATCAATTGCATTGTCCGTCGCCGGCAACGCCGTTGCAACAGTATCAGCTAACACACTTACAATTAGTGATGCCGATACGTTAGCATTAGGTGCGTCAACATTGTCTGGTGAAACAGCAATAGGCTGGAAAGAGCCTTCATTTGTAAGTAACTTTGCGTTGGTTACTGCTACAGCAGCAGATACTGAAGCCAATACAAAGGGATCAATTGTTGCAGGTGACGGAATTGCGTCTATGGTGTATTCAGGTTCAGGTGCAGGTGCTCACAATCCAGGACTAATTCTCTCTGGTGCGACCGGCGCAGAATCACTAAGAATGAACTCTCTAAGAGTTTATAACAATGGTCTCTTGCTCCAGTCGGGATCATCATATGATTATGTAGCCAGCTATATCCTAACAGGATCAGGCAACGCATTCGGCGGACTCAAGGTTGAGTTCAACAGTGCAGCAGAGCCAGTAGCAGGTGACGTGCTCTCAGTTGATGTTGCAGCTGTAGCAGCTCACGGCCAAGCATAATAAACATCTTTAAATTATAGCACTCCATAGGGAGGTATAAAATAAACTTAGTTTTGGGGGCCCGCTTCGGCGGGCCCCTTTTTTATTTGCTTGTATATTTAACAGTAGAGATCTATTTCTTTTTAATGAATAACAATTATGTCAGGTTTACTAGATAGCAAAAAAAGATTTGTTGATACCGTAATTACAGCAGAAGGCCGCCGACAATTAGCTCTTGGTGGCTTTGGTGTAGAATATGTTACATTTACCGATAAAGACATCTTTTACGGACAAGATGTTGCAAGCGGAACAATTGACCAATCTGAACTAATACAACTTGAAGCTCCGTCTTCTCTTCCTAGTGATGTGCTTGTTTTAGAGACCAATGTTTTTGGAAATGCAGTTGCAGAAGTTGTGTCAGGAATCTCTGGGTCTTCTGCAAATCCCGTAAGTATTATGGATGGCAGACTTGTCCAATTCAATTCAGCATCAAAGAATGTAATCACAGGGTCAGAATACCAAACAATAATGAAGAGCATTTTAAACTCTACATTAAATAATTTTAAGTCTCTTGAAACTGTCGCAACCATTGACCCGTTTTTAGAAGATCAAGATTTTAAAATAAGTCAAAATGAAATACAGTTTGAAATAAGAAATGATAACATAGATTCTTTTTGCTCTTTCCCAGATGCAGAAATTGATCGTGACGCTGAAAGTATTGACCAAGATAGGCACCTGTCGCATATTGACTGCTATAAATATTTACCACCAAGAAATAAATCAAATGTAGCAGATGATCAAGGAGAGCTCCTGGCAGACTATCCTAATAACTCCCAGGCAGATATTGTCTCATTAGAAGACTACAATAACGAAGTAATGTTTTTGCCGAGAAGAGATATTGAAATTACAAATACGTCAGTTGCTAATAATTTAGTTTGTCAACTTTATGATACGTCAGGCGATTTTATAACTCCTTTAAAAGCAATTGATTTTGGGGAATTTGCAACAGGTGATCCGGATCGACCCACAAAAAGAGTTTATTTTGTTGGGAAGCTATTTTCCCCCGAGACAAACAACAGAAAAACATCTGTATATGTTAATATGTTTACTTTGGAGTTTGACTAATGCCATTTTTGCTAGGATTTGAAACACCAAAGTTTATTCGATCAGAGAATCCAACTAAAAACCAGATTTCAAAAAATATACCTACCGGATTCTCTATTCCCGGACTAGGTGTTAATGATATTTTTCTTCCGCCAGATTTGCCGTTTCTTCCAGAAGGTAAAATAGTAGAAAAAAACAAAAAGAAGAAAAGTAAAAGCGGCCAAAGAATAATAAGAACAGACTTAACAGACTTTACATCAATCACTTCGGTTAAAACAGTTAGAAAGAAAATAACACTACCAGAAGGACAAATTGCAGAAGTAGGAACAGATGACGATGAAGCATACGAACTAAGTGTTAATTTTCTCGTAGACTTGAATGCCCTTAATACATTTAGAAAAAATTCTAAAAATCAAAAAGTTGATTTATGCGGCATCTCTCTTATCTCATCTGGAAAAAACAACCTGTCAGTAATTAAAAACAAGGGTTTTCTTATTTCAAGAATATTAAGAGATGAAAAGGCAATTAGAGCATCCAAAGAAGTTGCAAATAAAAACAAAAATCCTCTATATCCAGTTCAAATTACCTTCGATCTAAAAAAATCAGAGCTAGATGCAGTAGAAGACTTAAATTTATCTTTTTTGTTTTCTTTCTTTGAAAAAGGTCAAAAGAACAAATCGGTTATAAAGGACTTAGAGTTTGCAGTTCCGTATGACTTAAAAAAAGATTTAAAGGTCTTTTTTACAGTAAAGAATCCAGTTAAAATATCTGCATCAACTTTGACATTTAGCAAGACTCTTCTGACAATAGAAAAACCTTCGAATTGCAATGCCAAAGGTGTCAACATATTTAGAAGAAAACTTGTAGGTTTAAACTTGCCAAGCAAAAAGCAAGAACCCTTTCGTTTTTTAACGTCAGTTGATTTTGAAAGTCAAACAAACACAAAGCTTGATGAGGCATATCAAACCATTATTATTGTAGGTGATGATAACGAAGACAATAAAAAAAGATTCAATCTTCCCCACATAGACAATTCTTTTGGCTACGTTTATCGAGCTATTCCTGTCGGCTACGAAAATGCTCCTGCAATTGTTTTTGATGATTCTATTACACGGCCTATGGGACAAGGTAGTTTTGAAACAGGTTCAGACTTTAGAGTCTTTCCAATACCTGAAAGCGGGAAAAATGCATCAAACGGATCTAGCATACCATTAGTAACTTCTAAGATAACGGGATACGCATTTAAAGATTCAAACTTTTTAGGTGTTGATGCACCTGCAATTTCAATTGAAAACAAAATTGGAGTATGTAGCTATTCTTCTAAAGAAGGAATTGTGGTTATTTTAGGAAATGTAAGCAATCAAGGAATTATAACAGTTCTTAGAAAAGATATTACTGCAGGTGATAAAAAGTTTTCTATTGTAAAAATTGAAGACTCAAAAGACAAAGAGACTATTACTCTTATTGATGAAAATGTTATTGATAGTCACGCATATGAATATGCAATTAAAACAACGTCTGTAGGTGGTGTATGCTCATATTCGCAAGATAGATCTACAACAATATTTAGAGATGAAAAATTACTTTCTAATTTTGGAATAAATTTAAGAACAGAAGTGCAAGAAGCATCTTCCAGTGCTGTGAAAATAAAAATAGACGTGTCATTGCCTCAAAATATGCTTTCTCTTATTGCAGCCCTTTTGGGAGGAAGAAATGAATCAGATGTTTTCTTAAAAGACATTATTAGAGGAAGAAAAGATCTTACTCCTCAAATTTCTCTTGTGTTGACAAGGATGAATATAAGCACAGGGCAAGAAGTCTCTTTTAAGATGTCCGAAAGCCCAGGTAACTTTAAAACTGCAAAGACAGAATCAAAAGATCAAAAAGATGAGGATAAACTTCCCAATGTTTCATCTTTTATTTTCACAGATAACAACATTTCAGCCGGCTCCAAATACAAGTATGAAGTAAGAGTTAATCTAAGAGAACCGCTAAGTTTAACTGATGAACTTACACCCGTAATTAGAGCGGGAAGTGAACCTTATATTTATCAGTCATGCAAAAACTCAAATCCTCTTTTCTTAAACAAGGGAATACTTCCCCCAACACAAAAAGAAGAAGATTTTATAAAGCAAAAAAATATTCAAAATGGAAAACTTAGATTACTAAATTTATTTACCCCTGAGGATGAATTTGATTTAGGCGCTACAAAGATTAAAACAATTATTCCATTTAGCGACTTTATGCGTATACCTAGCAGTGAAGATACTAAGTTAAAAATTCAAAATCATAGATTTGTTCGAGAAAAAGTATCAGAGTTATCTTGGATAGTAAAGGGAAATGAACATATAAATTATTATGAAGTCTTGTCTGAAGACACATTTATAAATTTTACAAATAAAAGAAAGTTCATAAAGACATCTTACGTTGCGTCTGTTGCCGCGCAATCAGAGGACAATTCAAAAACATTTACTATGGAAGATAGCTTGGATAGGCTGGATAATGACGATATAAGTGATTTTAATAGTTTTTCCAATATGAATATTATGTCATTACAAGATGATATTGATTCTTTGAAAGTAGATATTAAAAGAAGGTATATTGTTAATGCTATAGGATTCGATGAATCTGTTGTTAAATCAATTAAAACAGATAGCGTTGTTATTTTAAATAACCGAATTAGAAAAGCCAAAAGAGGAATTAAGTTTGTTTTCAATCCGGGTAATTTAAATAGCAAATCTAAAAAAGTAGAAAAAATAAAAAGAAGAAAAAGAGAAGGAAAGCGGGCTGAGAATAATATTAAGTTTTTAGCAAGGGCGGGCAATGAAATAGCTACACGACAAAAAAATATTATAGGTTCTAATATTAATGCTTTTAGCAAGGGGCGACAAGAAATTAATGAAAGTAGCGCTTCAACATTCCAGCTACCAAAAAATAGAAATTTTTCAAAATCTACAAACGCATTCATTCGAAAACAAGGCGTGAAAAAAGTTCAAAAAATATCTCGAGTTAAAAAAATCTTTAACTTAAGCCCGTTTAGCTTTTAATTAGGAAAGTATTGTGCCCAGAAATAATCCCCCAAATGCTAGTTCTTTTAACCAAGTAGCCGAATCACAATCAAATGCCGCCGGAGCAGCATCAAGATTAGCTAGAGAAGTAGATCAAGCTGAACAATCTTTGATACGTATGGGATCGATTAACGCCATGGCGCCAGGCATTCAGGTTTTAACACCCCAGCCTGAAATTGATACTCCATCAGGAAGATCACTGTTGAATTATGACGGAATGCCCTATTCTGTACATAAAAGATCTGTATCGGTTAAAAAACCAGAAATTCTTGGAAGATTTACATTTAAGCCTGTTTTTAAATCTACCGGAGAGCTCACACCAGAAGGAAGCTTCATCGATACACAGATTAATGCAAGAAAAATAAGAATTAATGATATCGAGTCTTTATTTGATGAGATGACAAAAAATCCAGATAGCCCAACAGGAAAGCTTGCGGAAAAATTAATAGAAGAGCTAGATCAAAAAATTAAAGAAGCAGAAGCAGATCAATCACAAATTTTTGATATTACCAATAGAATAAATGAATTTATTTCAAAGCTAAAAATAAAAGAATCTCAAGAGTCACTAGCAGAAAAAATGGAAGAAGCTCGTGATAAGCGCCTTGATGAAGATGATTTTTTACCAGAGTCGCTAAAGAAAAAGCAAGATTTTAGATCGATGTTAATCAATAATCATTCGTTTACTCCAGATCAAATCAATAATTTTTCTGCTACGAAGCTAATGTATTACTTAGAGCATGATATCAAAAGTTTGTTAATGGGACCAGCATTTAGCAAAGTAAAGATAGATTCACTTCCCTCAATAAGACAAAGAATACCAGAAAATTTTGATGAATTTAGGTCTAAAGATGGACAGCGATTTCTTTATGCTACACCAGAAATAAACTTACTTAAACCCTTCAATCAGGGCATAATTGATGCAACTGCAAGACTTGCAGCTGCTGAGTCTTTTGTAGACTTTGAACCCCTTTCATTTCGTCTAGATGCAAGAGACTATTTTAGAAACCCTACCACTCACAGGGCGTGCAACTTATTAATATCTTCAATTTCTAAAAACTTCTTACAAAGCTCTGCAATAGGAAATGATGAATTTATCAATAAGCTAAAGGAAGATTTTAAAATTACAGGAGAAGCACGTTCTTCTAACTTTGCAGATGTACTTTTTTCAATAGACGAAAATAATCCAACACCTGCAACAGTTGATAGAAATAATTCATTTACAAAAGCTGTGGTCTACAATCAGGCACCAGAATCAATCGAAATATTACGCCCGTTTGATCCAGACTCACCTGGAAAACTAAATATGATGGGCGACAATAATTCTTCTCTAGCAGTTAATACACTTTTTCACAAGCTCATAAAGCCAATATTAGACTCTGCATCTGAAGGAAATGATCCAGATACTACTGCTATTGATAGGTATCTTAAAGAAGTTCCCAAGAAAATTAGAGATACAGCGGACACAATTGAGTATTTCCTCGGATTAAAAAACCCAGAGTTTGATCCTCTTAATATACTAAATACTGCTTTGGAAAATATAAAGTATAGACTTGATGATATTGATCTTTCTGATACTGGGCTTATAACTAATAAAACAATTGATTTTTGCCTTTTAAGTGCGGCATTTGAAGATTCAATCGATAACGGTGTTGTAAATCATAAGAGAAAGTATACAGTAGATACATCAAGAGTGGTAGAAGGCGGATATAGGATACGCAGTTCAGAAGAACGAGAAGACGATCAACCTCTCTGGGTCTATCCTATTAACTCGCTTTTAACTGCATTTATTACCGCGATAGGGAAAAAAGAAGATAGAAATTTTTGTAATCTTGTGCCGGATTTAAGTGAACCGGCGATGTCAGGTGCTGATTATCAAAATTTGATTACTCTTTTGTCAAAAAATGCAAGATATACATTGACAGATGCATTTCCTGAAGATTCAACGAACTTCGCAGATCCTAGTTACGACTTTCCAGAGATGCGAACCTTATCTGGGATTGCAAATCCTGAATATCCTGGAAAGATTTTTTCAAGTCCAGATAATGCTGTACCTATAACAAATCTCAAAAGAGTAATCAGAGATCTCCAGAATATTGAAACTGCCAGATCAGCATGGGGAAATGAAGAAAATCTTGCACGCGTCCCGGGAGGAACCAAAGTAGGGTTTGATCAAGGATCAGCTTCGGGATCTCCTCTTAATGAAATTAGATCTGCAAATAATATACTCTTTAAAAGAACAAATTCAGGACAAATAGAAAGAAGACTTCTTGCAGTAGGAAGAACCAATGAAATTAACGAAAGTATTTTTGGTGATATTTTAGAGCATATTGAGGCGTTATTTGAAGCATCGACTAATCGAGGCTCAATAGTTGATCCAACAACAAACAGGATGATTTCTTCTAAAGTAGACCCGTCAGTTTTAACTTCATTCCTCATTTCAGTTTACTCACATATTATTCACAATCTTGTGGGCTTAAGATTCGATAAAATTGCAATGAATAGCAATGGACAAGAAAACTATAACTTAAGACATTTTTGGAAAGTTCAAGGTGTGGTTCCGATCCAGCTTCATATTGCAGATAAATCTGTGACGTTTAAGTTCAAGAATCATCTTGATCACTATATTGATGGAGACAAGGAAATAAATACGCCCGGAAAATTAAAAACTTTTTTAGATGGTTTTAAAGAAGAGTATAGAGGGGATCAAAAAGTCGCTCTTGACTTTGTAGATACGATGAGAGCTTTGGCTAATGAGCTTGAAGAAGTTGTTCAAAATCTAAAGGTGTCATTTTCTAATAATGAAAGTAATCCAAAAAATAATTCTGCATTTAAAAGAGTCGCTTCTTATATTGATGATGCAACAGAGCCGGCCCAAGTTATACTTTCAAAAAATAAGCTTTTATCAATCAAGTCTAAGAAAGGCAAAGAAAGATATTTCGATGATTTTATGGTAAATCCTGCACAAGAAAACTTTTTCTTGACGATGCTAAGAAATCAAAACGAGCCTGAGGCAGACAATATGGATATCTTACCTGTTGGAATTCCATTTGGGTTCACAAGAGCAGTACTTGGAAAAAATCCAATACTCGACCCGGCCGGATTTAGCAACAGATTTGTTGATATCATTGTTTACAAAAGAGATTTAATTTTAGGAAAAAGAGTCCAAGTAAGCAAAAAGAAATTTACATTTGATTTAAACATGTTTGTTGATGAAGTAACAGATCCTGTTGTTTCCGATCCAGAAACAAGAACAAATTCAATTATTGATCCAGAATCAAAGCAAATTCTTATAAGTAAATCAATAACTGAGAGAAATTTTCCAGCTAACTTGCAGAATGTTTTAAAAAACAACATAAAGTTTCGACAAGTGTTCTTTGAAGATAAAGATCCAGAAATTATACCGTTTTCACTTGAGGGCAATATTGGATCTTCACCTGCGCCCCAAGTTTTCAAAAATCATGTACTAGATTACGTTGCTAAAACTTATATAAAGCTTACAACAGGTATGGAAATAGATGAGCAAAATATCTTTATTGATCCAAAGTTTGAAAGAAGGAATGCAAACGAACAAGATCTTGCAAATTTTCATGAGCTTATGAATGCCCAGCTTGCATCTATTTTGGGAAGAGATGTAAGTTTTGCTGATTACTTGCAAGATGATAGAAATACTAGGGAGATTTTGAATCGTCTAACAAAAGGAGTAAAAACCAGCCCAATAATTGAAGAAGTTAAATTATTTTTAGAGGGAACGTCAGATAACCAGAACATTATTACGTCTAAAGATTTGATGACATTTACTAAAATGCTTAGTCCAAAAAATTCACTCATCACCCCCGGACTCACAAGAGACAAAGTGTCAGCACCCAAACTTTTTGAAAGAGTTTTTTGTATTTTTGTAGACCCGGATGACTTCGATATTGTTTCGAATATTGAAGAGTCTGATTTAATTAATAGTAAGCTAGGGTCTAGATATATTGATGGAAGACCTGGAAATCTATCTTTTAAACAAATTCCCAAGTCTGCCGGACTTCCACAAGCTACAACATACAATGTTGTCATAAAGGAATCAGGAGAAGAGTAAGAAGATGAATATTCCGCTTGATTTAGACGCAGTATTACCTGAAAGAAAATATGATGTTTTTTATCCCCTTGAAGAGGCTGCAAAGTTCTCAGACACCGTTTTAAATTATGACTTTCCAATTCCTGTTTTTCTTAAAGGACAAAATCCAAACTTACCAGCTTCAAAATTTATTTATAATTTTTATGAACCAAGAGAATCAGTTGATGATACAGGGCAGTCGTTTTCCGCAATAAGCGACCCTATGCTTAAAGCAAAACCCAGATATACACAGCTATTCTTTAAGCTACCTACTTCGCCTCAAATAGAAACTTTAGACTTTTCTTCAATTGATCTAGCAGAAGATGAAATTGACAATAAAGGAAATACTCCCACAATCAAGATTTCAAAAATAAACGACGAAATAAATTCTCAAGGAATCAATTACTTCGTAAATATTGGGCTTCAAGATTTAAATATTGATACAAGACTATATGATCTTGTTTCGTCGACAGCAAGAAAAAAGATCGCAGAAGAAAATTCAAAAATCTCAAAAGAAATCGACAGTGTAAAAGAGAGTTTTTTTAGAAGAGCAGTGCAAAGCCAATCAGATTTAGTTAGAGTTTTACGACGACAATTACCCGACAATTCTCGGCCAAGTGATGATTTTCTTGCAAACGCAATCAACAACATAAGCCAGCTAAACGAAGATTATATTGATGAATCTGAAGCTACTGCTGTTGTAGAACAAAACTTTGAACATGCTAAAAATGCAAAATTTGATGTCTCATTGAATTCAAAGCTTATGGCGTCATTAATAAGTACAGCAATTACTGACCCAATTGGAGTATATTCTGAAGAGCTTCTTCCTATTAAGGAAATTGCTGAAAGAATACAAAGCTCTAAAATAGGTGACTATCTTGCAAGAGATGGCTCTTCTGGTGATCTTTCAATTGACTTTATCAAAAGCACTGAACACGTAGGACAAAAACCAAATTATCGAATAGGCTCCATTGATTTTCTTTTTGCTGGCTTTGTTTTGGAGAAGACTGAGATAAAATCTAGTGGAAACATGGTGCTAGTTGATAAGATGGTCATTAATCCTTCGAATGATGAAGCGAATTCTGTTGTAGAATTTTTAGATAAGAATGTTGCATATGGTAGAAAATATGCATATCAAGTATCTGCACTTTTTCTGGGCAAGATCCTTTTACCAAACAAAGTGGAACCAAATAACACGGTTGTTAGATTCGGAAGAAAAGATGATTTAGAAAACGGAACTACAGATTGCATACAAAGATTATTTTTTGTTCAAAGCGCAAAAAGTAAGTCATTACAAATTAACACAATTGAAAAAGTTCCGCCAAAGCCTCCTGTAAACTTAAAAGTAAGTTGGCATCAAGAAAATAATGGTGCGCTAATTACATGGAATCACCCTGCAAATAAGCAAAAAGATATAAAAAGATTCCAAGTATTTAGACGAGCATCAATAAAAGAGTCGTTTGAAATTATAAAAGAGTATGATTTTGATCATTCAGAAGTACTTTACTCATCTGGCGAAAATATTATGCCGTCTTTAAAAGAAAAGACAAAGCGCCCAATTTATCATTTCATTGATAAAAACATCGACCCAGATAAAAAATATATCTATGCAGTTAGATCAATAGACGCGCACGGACTAGGCTCACAATATAGCATACAGCTAGAATGCAAATATAATAGATTTACAAATAAAATAGATAGTAAGTTATTTTCAACTGAGGGCGCGCCCATACAATATCCTAACTTTTTTGTATTACAAAATAAGTTTGTTGACACAATTAAGGATTCTGGTCATTCAAGATTGAAAATTTATTTCGATCCTGAATACTTAAGATTGTATAAAAACATTCCGACGCCATTTGCGATTATTAAAAATGATTTAAAGCTTTTTAATTTTGACGGTCTCGGGAACGGATTAAATGGAACTGCAAACTTTCAATTGCAAATACTTAACACTGATTTACAGAAAAGCCAGACTGTCGATATAATTATAGCTGATGATCGTCAAGAATAATAACATTATTAACTTTGGAGAGATATAGATGGGTTTTTTACAGCAAGACACAAATAATATTATATTAGATGCTGTTTTAACAAATGAAGGTCGAAAAAGACTTGCAGCAAATGATGGAAGTTTTAGAGTTGTAGCTTTTTCACTTGGAGATGACGAAGTTGATTACGGCGTTATTGAAAGATTTGGCAGAGCAGTCGGAAGAGAAAAAATAGAAAAGAATACACCGATATTTGAGGCGCTCACAAATAGTAATTTAGAAAGCAGGTCTCGTCTTGTAACAGTCTCTGATCCAAACTTAATTGCATTGGCAACGTACTCTCTAAGCTCAACATCAATAACATTTAGTAATGTAATTTCATCACCCCAGTCAGATACAATAACAGTGAAGATGACAGGAGCTAGCAATCAAGACATCCCACAGGAAATTCAAGATTCAGTTTTGGTTGTTTCTGTTGACAGAAGATATATGCAAGTTTCGGGTCAAGTTCCCTTTCAGTCAGTTGATAATGTTGATTACTATAATGTTATCGGACAAACATCTTCTAATTTATCCCTATTTACTGTTGGGCTTACACCGAAGCGATTACTAGATAGCGACTTTACAACATTTGGTAGCAATACAGACAAGACACAAATTAGCACATTTATACGAGTTCAAGGCCGGCAATCTGGAATTACAAAAGACGTTACAGTCACACTTAAAAAGAACTCATAGAATATTAAGAGGAACATATGAAAGCTTTAAGCCAAAATGATATCCAAACAGCACAGTCTTTTTTGACGCAGCTAGTTGATGTTATTCAAGAAGACATATCAGGATCTACAACAAGAAGAAAGTATCAAGTATTTGTTACAGGCGGCGTTGGCCCAGGTGTAACATCTTCTCTTTTTCAAACTGTATATGATCAAGACTTTACATTACAGACTGCCAATCCAGTTTTAGATATGACAGTAGGGCTTTTCTACTCAGGCTCTACAGTTACAAGAGTTCAGTCTGGTGAAGAGTCAACCGGTAGACTTCTTTTTCCATCCCGCTCATTAATGATGAGAGAAAAAGTTGACATCTATAAGCAATTTGCTAAGTCTTTGCTTGGTGATAAAAATAAAGCATTTTATGCACCATTTACAGATCATACAGCTGCAGAATCTAAAGATAGCGACCAGTCGTATAATGCAACTGGGAAGTCTTATCCTGACACTATAATGGCTGCAGGATCAAAATATCGAATTGATGAAGCACTCTTTATGACATTTAAAAGACTGTTTACTCGAGACGGAATCAAGAAGGAAACTTTTGCATTTAAAATGTATACAACAGGCGCCAACGTTGCAAAAACTCCTGCCCTCGGTCCAAATGTCAATATAACTACAGAAGATACGCCTATTATTTTTACAGATGCAAATTCATCCAACACAGATTTAAGCACAAATATGGGCGGACGGGTTGGAGAAATTGTTAACTCTAGTAACACTAATAGCAAGGTAGGACTTATCTTCTATGATAGAGGTATTGCGGTTTTAGATGCAAGAAAAATCCTTTCAGGCGGTCAGTTAGTATCAGGGACAATTTCTGCTATGAGTCCATCAGCTTGGCGCGGCGCCGCCGCAGGTCAAACTGTTATTGGACAAGAGGTTGGTGGTGCAGGAAATACAGATGCAAGATTTATTCCAGACTTCTTTGTTTCTGGATCTGTTGATGATATTGTTAATCACTTTGCTTCTTGCAGATTTAGCAGTGGCTCTTTAACAGCGGCAACTTTCCAAAATAAGACAAATATTAATTCTACACTTTATTTCTGCAGAGCTAATGCAGATGAGTTCAACTACTCCTCCAACGGAACGTTCCTTGATTCAGATGGAAATATTGCTGTAATTGATGCAGCTGCTCGACAAGATGGATCGCAAAAAGCATTTACATTTGTAACAAAAATTGGTCTACATGATGCAGAAGGAAATCTTTTGGCAGTTGCAAAGCTTAGTCGTCCTGTTGAAAAGAACAGTGAAAAGGATATTACGTTTAGAATTAGACTGGACTTCTAGAAGTTTCCTAGGAGAACTAAATGTCGATCTTTAATGTCGGCCCAGAAAATTTTGAGCTTGTTACAATACAGGCATCACCAAAAAAGAGCTATATCTCTAGTTCTTATTCTTCTTCGTGGGGATATGGAGGAATTACTGGGTCTGTATCTTTAAATGCTAGAAAATCTGATATGATAAAGGATTCTGCTCCTTTAGGTGTCTTTAGTTCTAGTTTTTTTGGGGAAGAAACGTTTAGGTCAGCATTTCAAGATTATGCAAAGAAATCAGCAGAGAATGTAAGAAATAGTTTGCCCTTTAATCGGCAGGCGCAAGAGCTACTTAATAAAGTAAATGAAACTTCGAAATCTAGACGACAAGATGTAGAATCTAAAATTATTAGATTTGAACCATCGTTCAAATACACAAAAGATACAGGACGAAAGCAAGCAATAATTAATGGACTTATGCCAGCATATCGAATTGGATGTCCATCTTCACAGTTTGCGTTTACAAATTATCATTCATTAAACTTTTTTACATCATCAAATGTCCCAAGGGATGCCACACTTTTATACCCTAATTCCGCATCAATTGCGCGAACAGATAGGATCTCAGGGTCATATGTTGTCTCTGATGCATTTACATTTGAATTCTTTATTAAACCTAAGAATACACAAAAACAAACAGCTGAGTATCACCCGGGAACAATTCTTCATCTAAGCTCAAATTATGCAGTTTCTCTTGTCACGGGATCATCAAAAGATATTAATGGGTTTGCTGATACATTTAGAATTCAATTACAATTAAGTCACAGTGCAGATCAACATCCTGAAAAAGTAAACATAGGATCGGGATATCCTAATGACCTTGTTTTTCTTTCTGAAGAAGGACGTCTTAAAAAAGATCATTGGCACCACGTTGCAATTCGATGGGCGGCAAAATCAGATAGTAAAGTTGGCGCATTTTATATCGACAATGAATCAGCAGGCGCATTTAATCTAACTGCTTCTTCAATTGCGCCCGCTCCCTTAGCATTCAATCCCGCAGCATTATCAGTCGGTAACTACTACGGGGGAACAAACTCAGGAACAAATAGACAAACGCTATTTTTTGGAAATCGCCCATCACAAAGAGAGGGAGTTACCAAATTAGATAACGACAACAGCTATGATTACCCAGTTTCTTATACCTTCGATCATCCACTCAGTGCAGAACTCCACGAAGTAAGAATTTTTAATCGATACAGAACAGATGATGAAATTTTAAAGAGCACTAGCAAAGGAATATCTAAAGAAACAGAAGGTCTTAAGTTTTATCTTCCGCCACTCTTTACAAGATACTCTCCTACAAGAAAGCAAGTTGGAGAATTCGGCGGTATTTTGCAAACACCCTTCTTTGGTGTTGACGGCTCAACAATTGACCCCTTTAATATTGCACTATCTTACGGTGTGGGCGGACACTATTTAAATCTTGAAAACTTTACTCGAGACTTTGCAACCAATAACTTTCCAAGAGCAATGAGTTTGACCGGCGCCCAAATTACTAAATCAACCCGGGCGCTCTCTTGTAATGATTTTTTATATAGTACGGGATCTGTTAGATATAGAAACTTATTTATGCTTCCATGCGACAATGGAAGATTTTTGCCAAACTTTGATCTAATCGATCAGGTTGAAACAGGCTCAGCGCCGACATCTACTGTGAAAACAGGGTCAAATTATTACAAATACAGGAATGATCTTAATAGTCTTGATTTAAGTTTAATTAATTTAAGAAATCTTCTTCCGTCAAGTTCATTTAGAAACTATATTGTTGACGTAATTGAAAAAGATGAAGATGGAGATCCGCTTGTTAGAAGAGATCAACAAGGCAACATTGTTGGAGACAATATTGTTCATGTAGGTGCAGGATTTGATACTAATATTTTGGGAGCCAAACCCGAAGATTTGGGATTAGATCCAGGAGAAGTTTTTACAATATTTCAAAGAACAAGAGACGATTCATCAAATGAAATTGTTGCCTTTGATATAAGTAACTTATTTTATGGTAAAAAAATCAAGCCAGGAACATTTGAGATAACAGATTCTGCAGTCACAGGATCAGCAGAGGATATTTCTATAACCCTTAAAGATGACGGCTATGGAAATATTTATAGATCTAATACCAAGTCCAAGAATGCAACGTGGAATACAGTAGGTAATATTTATTACAATGAGGGAATCGTAATTATAAAATCACCAAATATTCCCATGTTTGGCAAAGATCATTTTGAGATATCATTTAAAGGCGAAAATGAAGTTCATGTCTTCAAGATTGACGTAGTTGCACCTGCAGGAATGGTTAACTCATCGTCAAATCCAAACTATATTATTTCATCCGCTTCTTTAGACGCAAATAATCAAAATTCACAATTTGTTGCAATTACTGGAATGAATTTTCATGATGATAACTTAAATGTTATAATGAAAACGAAATTCGCACAACCTGTTATTAAGAAAAGTACAGATAAAATATTGTTTAGAACGAAGTTAGATTTTTGATATTATACAACCTTTCCTATATTTATCTATAGGAGACATTAATGTTTATAAAATTCGAAAAGATCAAGACTGTATATAAAAGATTTCCGTCCGGCCGCATGTCTACATTCTGTTTATTAAGATGTGACCTCAAGTCATGTCACAAACAGTTCAAAAGAAAAGGAAGCTCTTCATCTAAAAAAAAGACACATTTTTGCTCTCCGGCATGTGCAACAATCCATCACAACTCCACGCGTGACTATAGCAAAACAAATAGAACCATAACGTCTGAAAAAAGAAGATGTGAATCATGTAAGAAAGATATGATAGTTCCTCAAAACAAGATAAAAAGTAACAACAATATATTTTGTAGTCGAGAATGCTATGGAAGACACAGGACAGAAAACCAGAAACTATACGGGATTCATGATTACGTTGAGAGAATGTCCCGACCAGAAGTTGTTGAAAAAAGAACTAAAACCCTAAAAGAATCGTATGCATCTGGAAAGATTGCCCATCCAATGCTGGGAAAGAAACACAGCAAAGAGACAAAAGAAAAAATAGGCAAGGCAAACAAAGGAAAGTGCGCAGGAAGCAAGAATCCGATGTTTGGAGGGCATACTACTGAGACAAAAGAGAAGATGTCAAATACAAGATCACGTCTCATTATTGAGGGTAAAGTAAAGGCCTACGGAAGCAATAAGCACAAGAGCGGCAGATACGAATCTTCTAAAATGAATATGTCATTTTTCTATCGATCATCATGGGAGCAGGCTTATATGAAGTATATTGATGATTGTGACGATATTATTAGATTTGAATATGAATCGCTAAGAATAGCATATCATACAAAGGGAAAAGATAATAAAAACTACAAAAGATACTATATACCTGATTTTTTAATCGAATACTCTAATGGTAAAAAAGAGTTAATAGAAATAAAGCCAAAACAATTTGTTAATAGCACTGCATGTATGTTAAAAGCAACTGCAGCAAGAAAATACTGCTCTGAGAACAAGATTGATGAATATGTGATCTTGACGAAAGAAGCTCTTAAAGAAATGGGTGTACTCTAAATGTCACAAATCTTAGGCTTAGATATCTCCACATCATGTACTGGAATATGCGTCCTTGACAATGACAAAGTTGTTCTTTTGACCAGTGTGTCATTTCCGCCCAAGCTAACATTCTGGCAAAAGGCTGATCTAGCTGAGACAGCTTTGCGTGATCTCAAAGAAGAACACAATCTCAATATCACAGATTTCTTTATCGAAGAAAGCTTGCAAAAGTTTAGAGCAGGATTCTCCTCAGCAAAAACTCTGACCACGCTCTCAAAGTTCAACGGGATAACATGCTTCATTGGTCGCAAGATATTTGGCCAGGATCCTGAGGCGATTAACGTCAACACAGCAAGAAAAGCAGTAGGCCTAAAAATACCCAAAGGAACCAATGCAAAAGAATCTGTTTTCAAATGGGTTTCAAGTGAGATTGATTTCAAGTGGCCCACCAAAATCCTCAAATCAGGACCAAGAAAAGGGCAAGAGGTATTACTAGCTTCGTGCTATGATATGGCAGATGCTTACTTGATTGCAAGGGCAGCACAGACACTTGTAAAATAGGCCATCCAGCTGTATAGTGTATTAATGGGTTTAGCAACAACTGAAGAAAAGATATCCTTCATTAAGGGGGTCTTTGGAAAAGCACACCTGATGAACGACGGGATTAATGCCCACGTTAGATGCCCTGCATGCGCAAAAAGTGACAAGAAAAAATTTGTCATCAGGCTTGATAATGATTTATGCCACTGTTTTGTCTGCGGATTGAAAGCTAGAAACCTCGCACCAATTCTTAAGAAGTTTTTCCCAAGAGATTTAAAAGAGTATTGTGAAAAGTTTCTTGAAACAGATATGGCATATATCGATAAAGCTGCTGATGATATTAAGAAAGTCTGTTTGCCTGATGATTTTGTTTTCTTGATTGATAACCGAATCAATCTCAAAGATCCCGATATTAGGGGCGTCTTGTCATACTTGCAAAAAAGAGGTATGACTCAAAGAGATATGTGGTATTTTAAATTTGGTGTCTCTTTGCATAATGGATTCCGCCGTCGAGCAATACTTCCATCATATGACAATGAGGGAAATCTTAATTTTTATACCGGACGCGACATTGATGGAGGCAGGTTTCCCAAATATCTCAACGCAGCTGTCGATAAAAAAGAAATAATATTCAATGAGCTTTACATTGATTGGTCAGAAGAGCTTACTTTAGTCGAAGGGCCATTTGATCTTGTGAAGTGCAATGATAATGCTGTCTGTTTATTAGGCTCATTCTTGTCTCGTGACGCACTCCTTTTTCAAAAGATAATTGAAAATAAAACCCCGATTCTTTTAGCACTTGATCCAGACGCAAAAACAAAAACTGTAAAAATAGCAAGATCTTTGTTAGAATATGATGTACCTGTTCGAATCCTTGATCACGGAGAGTATGAGGATGTAGGCGATATGACAAAGAAAGAATTCTTAAAAAGAAGAGAAAGCGCAAAACAATGGGGGAGTACGCAAGGGTTACTTGCGAAAATTCAAAATATGACGCTTGGAAGCATAATTTAATATATGACAATTAAAATAGCACATATAGCAGACGTTCACTTTAGAAGTCTATCTCGACACCAGGAGTATCGCCAGGTATTCCAGGATTTCATTCTCCAGTGCCAGGAGCTTAAGCCTGACCTTATATATGTAGGCGGGGATATCTATCACACAAAGACACAAGGGATGTCCCCAGAGCTTATCGATGAGCTAACATACTGGATGAAGTCACTCGCTGACGTTGCCCCTTTGCATATGATCTTAGGTAATCATGATGGCAACATGATAAACGATCAACGTCAGGATGCTATTACTCCGATTTTCAATGCGCTAAATCATGCGGATGCATATCTTTATAAACAGTCGGGGACATACCCGACTGGGATTCCAGGATATAACTGGTGTGTGTTTTCTTGCTTTGATGAAAAAGGTTGGAAGGACGTCAAACCCGTAGAGGGCGAAGTAAATCTTGCAACATTCCATGGCTGCGTTGTTGGCTCAAAAACAGATCAGAACTGGGAGCTTGACGGAGAAGTCAAAGTATCTTTCTTTGACGACTATGATTTCGCCCTTCTGGGTGATATTCACAAGTTCCAGATCTTAAATAAAAAGAAGACGATAATTTATCCAGGGTCGAGTGTACAGCAGAACCACGGGGAAGATCCAGACAAAGGGTTTGTGTTTTGGGATATTAGAACTAAAGATGATTTCGACGTCTCATTTCACCGCTTAGTTAACCCACACCCGTTTGTAACAGTTGACTGGCAAGGGACAGTTCAAGACACGCTTCATGAAGCTAAAAAGTTCAAGAACGGTTCACGATTCAGAATTAGAACAACCGAAAATATTCCGCAGCTTGAAATTAAGCAAATTCATAATGAGCTTAAAGTTTCTAGAAATGCAAAAGAAGTTGTTTGGAAGTTCGACCAGGGTGTTGCATCAAATGATATCATTGATAATGACACATTAATCAAAAAAGAAGATCTTAGAGATCCCAAAGTTCAGATTAAGATTCTTGAGGACTATGCATCACCCGAAGCATTTGATGAAGAAGAGTGGGAAGAGATATCTAAGTTCGTTAATCGTTATATTTCACTTGCAACACAAGATGAAGATATTGCACGAAATGTCAAGTGGTCTATCAATGATATTGAATTTGACAATATGTTTTCATATACAAAAGGGAATCGAATTAATTTCGACAGCCTTAGCGGCATTACTGGAATCTTAGGGCGAAACAGAAGCGGTAAGTCATCTATCGTAGGCACTTTAGCATATGGCTTATTTAATACAACTGACCGAGGATCTATCAAAAATCTTCATATTATCAATAGTCGAAAAGGTCACTGCAATACCAAGCTATATCTAACAGCAAATAATAAAAAATATGTTGTCGAACGTCAAAGCGTGAGAAGAGAAGATAAAAAAGGGCACGTATCTGCTATAACTTCTTTAAACTTTTATCAAGTTGATCCAATGGGCAATATTGTTCAAGACTTAAATGGCGAACAAAGAACACAAACTGAGAAGACAATTAGAAAAATGTTGGGAACCGCTGATGACTTCCTTGTTACATCGCTTGCAACACAAGGAAGCATGAATCAGTTTATTAGTCACGGAACATCACATCGAAAAACTATCCTTTCTAAGTTCCTCGATTTAGATATTTTTGAAAGAATGTCAGAGTTCGTTAAGAGAGATGCAGCATCAATCAAAGGAAAGATGAGCAATTATCCAGAACGAGATTGGAACGCAGCAATTGTTACACTTCGAAATAATCGCAGGAAATATGATGCACAAATTTTAGAAATTGAGCATGATCTTGCAGAGCTTAGAGAAGCACAACAAAAAATCCAGATTCAATTAAGCAATTTCACTGAGGACGATCTAGTTGATCCGCAAGATGTAGAAGAGCAAAAAGATGAGCTAAGAAAAGCAAAAGAGAAGTTTGATATCTTGACAAAGAAATCTAATAAGTGCATAGATGAAATTGAAAAGATTAGTGAACAAATCGAGACAATTGAGGCAGTAAAAGAGCAATTTCCAATCTCAGAAATTAGAGTTCAATATGAAAGCCTGCAAGATCTTGAACGATCACTAACGTCACTTGAGCATCAAAAAGAAGTTGCCAGTCAACTTCTTAAAAGCCAGAGTAGATCTGTAAAAATTCTTGATGAAGTTCCGTGTGGTGTTAAATTTCCAAAATGCAAGTTTATTAAAGACTCACACAAAAACAAGAATCTAATTGAGATGCAAAAAGAGATTGTAAGCAATTTATCTTCTGAGGTTCGGGCAATCAGGCGCACTGTTAAAAAACTTTCGGATCAAAATCTAAAAGAAAAAATTGACAAATACGATACGCTTCTTAGGCGTCTTGCAGATTCCGAAGTAGACTTATCAAGAAAGCAATCTGAGTTTGATCTTTATTCACGAGATCTAGATACCTCGAAAGATCACATGATTCGATGTAAAAAAGTTTTAGCGGAAATGAAGCTTAGACTAAATACGACAAATTTAACAGTTGCTGCTAGAAAGATTAAAAATAAATTAGCTGAGATTGGTGCCCAGATTAAACAGAAGGACGCACAGAGGATTTCCGCAGCAGAAATGAAGGGAAATACAGATAGCCAAATAAAGAAGCACCAGAATGAAAGAGATTCCTTTGCAGAACTACGTAAATCCTGGAAGATTTATGACTTTTTAATGAAGGCGTGGTCTAAAAAAGGAATACCGACGCAAATAATTAGAATGCAACTACCAGTAATCAATATAGAGATTGAAAAGATTCTAAGTAATGTTGCAGATTTTACTGTCAAGCTTGAGGCTGATTCTGATTCGAATGCTTTAGAAATTTTTATTGACTACGGTGATAGTAAAAGAATTATTGAATTAGCGTCAGGAATGGAAAAGATGATATCATCGCTAGCTATGAGAGTAGCTCTACTTAATGTATCTTCACTTCCTAAAACAGATATGCTCATTATTGATGAAGGATTTGGTTCACTTGATGAGACTAATGTTGAGGCATGTAATCGTCTTTTAATATCATTAAAAAAGTGGTTTAGAAATATTTTGGTAATTACTCATGTAGACTCTGTAAAAGACGTAGTAGATCAAACCATTGAAATCGGAAGCAAAGGAATAGACTCATATGTCAGATGCGAATAAAGAAGTCATTTATCACAAAGACGGTTTTGTTATCATTAAAGATAGTGATCTAGATATTCAACCAATTGACTGTCCTGTTTGTGGGTATTTTATGACAACATCATCTGACACACAATACTGGAATGAATATGAGTGCTGTCAAGAATGTGGGATTACTTGGGCCGAGGGCCCAAATAAGAAAAAATGGAAAGATGGTTGGCGCCCAGATAAGAATATAATAAAAAAAGAAATAAAAAAGCGAAGTAAAATTGTCCCTAGATTAAAATTATAAGTTTGCGCTATAATTAATAACACCAACAGAGGTAAAAATATGCTATCAGTAGAACAAGTAAATGCAATTGGGCAGCTAATTGACACATCATTCGGATACTCATCAACAGGGGAGACAGGATATCAAGTTCCTGCCGGCCGATCAATCAAATCAAATCTTTCAGGTGAGTCAGGTGAAGATCAGCTCATTGTTAAGTTTGTAACTATTATAAACATTGCTGAGCATGAAAGTCGTTTATCTCTTGCAGGGCATAAGGTTTCTGATGAAGCTGAAAGAGAAGCAATTTCTTTAGTTAGAGACTATATTTCAAATCTTAAAAAAGAATTCAAGTCTGCGACAAAAGAAACGCTTAAGCTCAAGGAAGACAAAGAAAAGACGACAGATAGTATCGAGCTAATTAACTACAATCCCAACAGTCCACATCGCACTGTTTATTATAGACGGAATACAGTTTATAACGTGAGTGTCTAATGTCGAGACAGGCACTTAGCAAGCAAAAACAAGTAAAAGAGATCATTCGTTGCGGAAAAGATCCGCGATACTTTATGAACAAGTATGTAAAGATCCAGCATGCAACTCGCGGCCTAGTTTCGTTTGATACATATGAATTTCAAGATGACTGTTTAATTGATTTTAAAGACAATCGATTTAATATTGTTTTAAAGTCTCGACAGCTTGGGCTCTCAACTTTAGTTGCTGCATACGCGCTTTGGATGGCTATCTTTCAGCGTGATAAGAACATATTGATTATTGCAACAAAACTCGCCGTTGCACAAAACTTTATTAAAAAAGTAAAAGTAATGCTTCGTGCTTTACCAGCTTGGCTCGTACTTCCCCAAGTAACGGGTGACAACAAACAAACAATCGAATTTAGTCACGGCTCAGTTGTCAAGGCAGTGCCAACATCAGATGATGCAGGACGCTCAGAGGCGCTTTCCCTTCTAATCATTGATGAGGCTGCATTTGTTAAAAACTTTGATACTTTGTGGATGGGTTTATATCCTACACTATCAACAGGCGGAGACGCAATTATTTTATCTACTCCAAATGGAGTTGGTGGTCAATACCACAAGCTTTATACAGAGGCAATCCAGGGTGAAAACAAGTTTAACCCTATTAATCTTCCCTGGCATGTACACCCAGAAAGAGACGAAGAATGGTTTGATGTTGAGACTAAAAACATGTCTAAGCGTCAAATTGCGCAGGAGTTGCTTTGTGACTTTGTAGCATCAGGTGAGACATTCTTGCAAATGGACCACCTTGAGTGGATGAGAGAGTCGATACGCCCACCAAGAGACAGAAAGTTTCATGATAGAAATTGCTGGATTTGGGAGTTCCCGCTTTCAGCACACAAATACGTCATGTCTGCAGACGTTGCAAGAGGTGATGCAAAAGATTATTCAACATTCCACGTGATAGACGTAACAACGTCAGAGATCGTAGCTGAATATAAAGGAAAAGTGCCCCCAGATAGATTTGGAGAAATGCTTGATGAGGTGGGACGTATGTATAACAATGCTTTACTTGCCCCTGAGAATAACACGTTTGGCTATACAACGGTAATGAAGCTTAAAGACCTTGATTATCCTAACATGTTTTATCAAAAGTCCGCAGGAGGCTATCTGGGTGGCTACACGCCATCTTCTGTGAATGAAATACCCGGATTTTCAACACAAGGACATTCAAGAATTCAAATTATCTCAAAGCTAGAAGAGATAATAAGAAATAAGATGCTCAAGAGTTATTCCCAGCGTCTTTATGAAGAAATGAAAACATTCGTATGGAAAGGTCAAAAAGCCCAGGCGATGAAAGGTCAGCATGATGACTTAGTTATGAGTCTTGCAATTGGCGGTTGGTTATTTGATATTTATGGTGGAGGAACATCTTCAAATGCAGATCTTAACAAGGCAATGCTAGCAGCAATGTCAAGAGATACAACGTCTGCAGACCCTATTATTAATCAAGAAACGCCCTCGCCGTTTCCAAATAATCCCTGGAAGCCTGTAAAGCAAGAGGAGTATAGAGGTAGAGGAATGAAGAAAAATCCTGCAAGAGATTATGATTGGTTGCTTAAATAGCTTTACAAAATCACCAAAAGGTTATATTTATACTTCGTAGTGCTCACTACCACTAATGTAGGAGCGGTTTAATCAATGGCCGACAACGATAATTTTTTCAACAGACTAACGAGACTTTTTAGATCAGGGCCCCTGATCAAAAGAAAAGTTCGTGCAACTCGAGCCCCGAATATGGGCTCGTTACTGCAGCAGTTTCAAAAATCGCAGAGTCACGTATATTCAAATGCTATTAGTGCATACGGAATGTACGATAGAATGTCTCGATATGCAGATTTCCAAGAAATGGAAGCAACACCTGAACTTTCGAGTGCACTAGATATCTACGCCGATGAATCCTGCTCACAAGATGAGACAGGTCGATCTCTTCATATTTATTCTGAGAATGATAAGATTAGAAAAACATTAGAAGAGTTATTTTATGATAATCTTAATGTTGACTTCAATTTAAATCCCTGGGTTAGAAATCTTTGTAAGTATGGAGATTTCTTTTTATTCCTTGATATCTCTCCAGAAGACGGCGTAATGAACGGGATTCCTGTTCCTGTCAATGAAATTGAAAGAGAAGAAGGATTTGATCCAGAAGATCCAATGGCAGTGCGCTTTCGGTGGATTACACAAGGAAACAGAGTTCTAGAAAACTGGCAGATCGCACATTTTAGGCTTCTGGGAAACGACGCATTTCTTCCATACGGTTCATCAGTTATTGAACCAGCTCGACGAATTTGGCGCCAACTTATTCTCATTGAAGATGCAATGCTTGTATACAGAGTGATCCGATCACCTGAACGAAGAGTATTCAAAATTGACGTAGGGAACGTTCCGCCCGAAGATGTAGAAACATATATGCAACAAGCAAAGTCTGCTCTTCGAAGCAATCAAGTTATTGATAAGAAAACCGGACGCGTCGATTTGAGATATAACCCGCTCAGTGTTGATGAAGATTATTTTCTTCCAGTTCGTGGCCAGGGTGATGGAACAGCAATTGATACTTTAGCAGGAGGAACAAATACGACTGCTATTGAAGACGTTGAATATATTCAAAAGAAATTATTTGCTGCTCTCAAGGTTCCAAAAGCATACCTGGGTTATGATGAGGCACTATCTAGCAAGGCAACTCTTGCACAAGAGGATATTAGATTCTCAAGAACTATTAACAAAATTCAAAGAGTTCTTATATCTGAGCTTAATAAAATTGCTGCAATTCACTTATACTCTTGCGGATTTGATGGTGATGATTTAATCGATTTTTCACTTAAGCTTTCTAATCCGTCAACAATTGCACAGCAACAAAAACTTGAACTTTTTAGAACTAAATTTGAGATTGCTGGACAATCACCCGAAGGAATGCTTTCAAGAGATTATCTTCGTAAAAAAGTCTTAGGGATGACAAATGAAGAAATTGAACTAGTTGAAAAGCAAAGAGAAGAAGATAAACTTCGCGATCTTGAAGTTGAGGCAATCACTTTAGGCGGAGAAGAAGGTCACGGGGTACCTGGCTTTGAAGAACCTGCGGGCGAAGAATCCCCAGCGACTGGAGAAGAGGAGCTTGAGGCAGGAGAAATTAAAAAAGATGATAATCTGCTTCTCGGGACAGATAATCCCGAACCAGAAAAAGAGAAAAATCAATCTGACTCTTCAATTAAGCCAAGCTCAACTGTGAAAAATGCTGCTGGAAAAAGAAAGCCAGGAAGCCTACCTAGAAAATCTGGACCGTTTGATCAAAGATCATTTCACTTAGGAACTAGAACAACGACTCCAAGAAAAGAAAGATATACTAATAATGCTGTTGATGATAGAGAGGTTGTTCTTGGGACAGCTTTGAGATTTGAAAATCAAACACAGGTCCAGAATCAAATGAATTCACAGCTTAAACAAACAATAAAAAGTCTTGAGAAAAGCATAGGTAATATAGACAAGTCTTCTGCTTTACTCGTTGAGGGAGATATTAATGGCAAGACATAATAAAAAAAGAAACTCTGGACTCTTATACGAGTTTTTAATAAGAAAAATATCTCGTTCCTTGGTTGAGGGTGATAATACAAATGCAAATATTTCTAAATCTATTATTAAAAAGTATTTTGCTGCTGGGACAGAGCTTCACAAGGAGTATAGACTAATTAATGCTATGGTAAATGTTCCTGTAGGATCTGAAGTAGTTGCATCTGCTGTTTTGCAAGAAGCAAGAAATGCTGCCTTAAGATTTGATTCAAAGGCACTAAAGATTGAAAAAGACAATCTAATAAAAGAAATAAATCATACATTTGGCCAGCAAGCTGTATACACAGAGTCAGTTCCTCAATATAAATCTTACGCTACTGCATCAATGCTTATCAAATACTGGCGTCAAGAAAAAGATTTAGACGTCAACACTGTCGTAAAGTATGAAAAACTAATTTTCGAATCTCTATCTCGAGAAAAAGAAGAAATAAAATCAGAAGAAGTTAATCCAGATATTGATAGCTTAGTAGTGAAAGTTGCTACTGATAAGCTAAAAAGAAAATATGAGTCTAATCTTAATAGTCTTCAATCTGAAATTATTAATCTATACGCAATTGAAGAAAATAAAGAAGTTCTTTGTCAAAAAATTAATTTAATTTGTGAGTCAACAGCAAAATCTTTGGAAGAGTATGCCGATACACAAAATGACTACTTTATCAAAAGAGCAAAAGGTGTAATAGAAAACATTAAAGATCTTAATGTTGATGACTTAACTGACAGTGTTGTCTCAAAGGCGCTTGAAGTTGTTGAACTTAATGAAAATTTAAAAGGAGTTAAAGAATGAAACTCTTAGCTGAATATATACCTTTTGAGTATAATTCTCAATTAGTTAAAGAACAAGATGAAAGAAGCGATGGAAAATTTCTTATGAAAGGAATACTCCAAAAAGCTGACACATTAAATCAAAACGGAAGAGTTTATCCGCTAGCAGTTTTGGCACGAGAAGTTAGAAACTATCAAAGATTTATTGAAGAAGGTCGTGCCCTCGGAGAACTTGATCATCCTGATACCTCTGTTGTCGAACTCAAAAATGTTTCTCATATCATTAGAGAGGCGCATATGGAGGGCGATGTATGCCTTGGGACGCTTGAAGTATTAGATACACCCGCAGGAAAAATACTCAAAAGCCTAGTTGAATCTGGTGTCAAAATCGGTATTTCATCTCGAGGAGTGGGATCAACAAAAACACAGGGAGGACATCAAGTAGTGCAAGATGACTTCCAGCTTATTTGTTGGGATATCGTTTCTGAGCCATCAACGCCAGGAGCCTTTGTTATGAAAGAAGCAAGAGAACTTTCTCAAGATGAAATTTTGAGTGTTCAATCATATTTTGGAAAAAACGATAAAATCAATAGATCGATGAACAAGATCTTAGAGTGGAATGGAGATAAATAATGCCTCTTAATTATCCGCAAGCAGGCCCATCAGATGTTGCATCATATCAATTATCTGCTGTACCATTTGTAACAACGTCAGCAGGAAGTGAAGTAGGAACTACTGCTATTAGAGTTAAGTTTCCTAGCGCAACACGATTTTTTATTGTCAAAGAAACAGCAGGAAATGATCTTAGAATTGGATTTACAGATAACGGAGTAAGTGCCAAAGGTGGCGTTACGGGTTCTAATCAAGTAAATGGTGAAGATGTTAATCCTGCCGAAAGAAAAAACTATTTTATCCTATCTAGCGGATCTACAACGCCAAGATTAGAAATACGATGCAAAGAACTTTACTTCAGAAGAGATGGCGCCGTCAATAGTGGATTTTCAATTTTTGCCGGGCTTTCACCAATAAATCATAGACAATTTCCAGTTTTGACAGGTTCGTCAGAGTATGATGGTGTAGGTTAGGAAATAAAACTATAATGAAAATTACTAAAACACAGCTTAAAAACCTAGTTAAAGAATGTTTGCTTGAAGTACTAGCAGAAGGGTTAGGTAGCGAAGCCCAAGTCATATCTGAGACTAGAGCGGTAGCTAAAAAAACAAAAAAAAGAGCTCGAGCAGCAAGACCAAGCGCACTTGATAAAATTAAGTTTGATAAAAATCTTGATCAAAAAATTAGCAGCACTGTTGAAGGAATTACTAAAGATCCGATTATGCAATCTATATTTACAGATACAGCAAAAACTACGCTACAAGAGCAATTGCAGCACTCATCAACAGTTCCTGTTCCCCCTGGGGCAGATCGTGCAACACATGCCGCTGCTGCCTCCAATCCCACAGATTTATTTGAAGGTTCATCAAATTGGGCAATGCTAGCTTTTGATGAAACATCTTGAATTTAATTTAAAGACTCTATACTTACTAGTGATAGGAGAATACTATGGCCGGATCAAATTTTTCGCACTCAAGTATGGGAAATATATTTCAAGTTAACAAACCGCAAAATCCAGGTTTGCCAGGAAATAGAAATGATGAGCAACTTCGTGACGCATTTCCCAAGTCACCAATTTATTCTGCAGCAGGAGATGCTGAGGTAAAACAAAAATTTGAAGATCTTTGTCTTGATGGTACTCTTGCTGGAGAAGGCCAAAAAGGAAGCGGGTTTGGATTAAATTCATTTAGTAGAGATTTTGTTGACGCACCAGATTTAAATGCTGTATCAAAAGACAATAAGGGAAATCAAGTAGCCAGCCCATATGTTCCTAATGTTGCTGCACCAAATGATGCAGGTGAACAAGAAAACATTGTTATTCCAAATAGGCCGGGCGGCGGCGACTTTTCTGGAGATGGATTAAAAAATCCAAAAGTTACTTCTCAAGATATTTCATTATTAAGAATGGGATCTTACGGTTTGGGAGTTAGCTCGCCACAAAGCTAAAGCATTATTATGACATCATTTTTGTATGAAAGATATATTTCTTTGAGATCTGATGTAAAATCACCAGGTAGCTACGGTGCGGTCTCATCAAGAGCTAAAACCAAACCATCAGTTGGAACAACACTTTCAAAAGCCCCCGGTTTTCCATATGACGAACCTGCAAAAGAAATCAATGATGAAGATGGTGAAGATATTTCTCTAAAACTAAAGAAAAAGATCAATATTAAAATAGGCGGCCCTGCTCACAAAAATGATCCATTTTCTAGTAACTGGGTCGACCGCGGTGCATTTGTTAATTGGGCAACGCGCCTTGATTTGTACGAACAAAATAAAAAAGTAAAATTAAATGATATTGTAAAAGGGCTCAGTGGTAATACATCGCTAGGTGGCACCAGTAAGTTTTCTGCAATGGGTAATGGAGCAGGAATTTACAAAACAAGGAGCGGCAAAACGATCGGAATGAATATTGGCGGAAAAGCTCAAACTTTTGCCTCAAAAAAAACCAACAAAAGAATACCACCCTCCTTGGTGGATTTTATAAAACTATATGCAGAAGAAGATGGTAAAGAAATTTAATAAAAAAAGAGATTTTGAATATGGGGCTGTTGTTCGCGCAAAACATGGTGAACATCCCGATAAATTAGTAGCAAGATTTAAGAGAATGTGTAAAAACTCTGGCTTGCAAAAAGAGATAAGAGAAAGATATCTTTCGAGGTTTGTTTCCAAGTCAGAAATCAAAAGAAGAAAAAAGAATCTTGCAAAAAGAAGAATACTTAAAGATTCTTAAAGGGACTTTTTCTTTGAATAATCATATTTAACAGTGTGGATAGGTGGAATTTTATGTCAAGTAATCTTTATGAACAAGCCATTGCCGATGCAAAACAGCTCCGTGAAATTGCGGAGCAAAATGCAAAAAATGCAATTATTGAGTCTATAACTCCTCAAATTAGAGAGTTAATAGAATCGCAAATCCTGGGTGAGGACTTAGAAGACGATAATTCTATTATTGAAGATTCTATGCCCAAGACAGACAATGATGCTAGCCAAGAATTTGATCTTACACCTGAGTCTGTTGAAGAACTTAAGCATCTTCTTGAAGAAAAGCAGGATATAGATAATGACAGTAGTAACGAGATAGACGATTCAAATATTAGCGAAGCTGAAACTAAAGAGTCTAAAATTTTATTTACTGCAAATAAAGTCAAAGAATGTAACGAATATATTGATGCATTAAATGAAATGCTTGGAAATATACGAACAATTAATCCGGCTAGCTTAGATGAAAAAGAACTACAGAAATATATTGCGCTTGTTGCTATTTCCGACAAGGCAGTAAACAAACTAACAGAAGAAATGGAGACTACAGATAGCATGGATATATTCGAGCATGCTATTAAAAGTTCACAAGATCAAATCACAGATTTTAAAAAGGAGATTAAAGAAATGAAGAGATCACTTAAAGACCTCCTATCTGAGGAAGTTATAACTATCGAATTAGACCTCGGAGATGTTGACGCACCTGAGGATGTTGAAGTTAGACTTCCAGAGGTAGAAGAGGAAGCAGAAGAGGGAGATGAAGAGCTCTCTGATGAAGAATCAGATGATCTTGAAGTTTCTGACGAGGAAGAGGTCGAGGAAGAGGAGCTAGAAGAGGAAGAGGAACTTGACCTCGACGCACTAGTTATGGAACTCGACGAGGAGGAAGCAGAAGATGTTCTTGAAGAAGAGGAAGATCTTGAGGCAGTCGCGGCCCTCGACGAAGAGGAAGAAGAAGATATGATGGAGTCACTAAGTGATGACACAGTTCTTGAAATTGACGAGAACATGCTGCGCGAAGAGCTAGCTAATCTTATGAATACTTCCGAAGATACCGAAACTAATATTAATGAAGAAACTGACACAACAATGCCCGTCGCCGATGAGCAAAATGACGCATTACGTGAAAAGCTAGACAAGTATGAAGAGGCAGTAACAGAGCTTAAAGCTCAACTTGCTGAAATGAACTTGTTTAATGCGAAGCTGCTCTACACCAATAAGCTGCTAATGAATAGTGAACTAAACCAAGGCCAGCGTGCCCAGGCGATAGAGACACTCGACGATGCTGCAAGCTTGCGAGAGGTAAAGCTTCTATTTAAGACTCTTACAGAGTCATTTAGTAGACGCGCTGAGGATAAAACTTCCTCTCGCAATATCGGCGGCGCAAGTCGTCCAACCAAGTCTGCATCAATGAACCTTAACGAATCCAAAGAAGCTGGACGTTGGGCATTGCTCGCAGGCATAAAGTAAAGAAAACTTTAAAACTATAAGGAGACAAAAATGTCTAAGTTTTCACTAGACGTGCTAGCAGAAGGAATTCGCTCACGTCATATGGGTGAGGAAAATTCCCGATTGGTCGAGAAGTGGTCACGCACAGGACTCCTACGTGGGCTGGAAGCAACAAAGCGAGAGAACATGGCTCGCTTGCTTGAGAACCAGACTGCAGAGCTACTAAGAGAGCAAAGCTCTGTTGGTACAGGTGGCGGTGCAGGATCAGCTTCAGGTGATCTTCGCGGTTTTTCTAACATCGCATTCCCAATCGTTCGTCGTGTATTCGGTGGACTAGTCGCAAACGAGCTGGTATCAATCCAGCCAATGAGCCTTCCTTCTGGACTGCTCTTCTATCTTGATTATACCTACGGTTCAAACGTCGGTGGTGACTCTTCACTTTCAACAGGTGATGCAGGATCAACCAATGACGCTCAAACATTTAAGCGTGGACAATCAATTTATAACAACCCAACAGGTAAGGGTGTACGTTCAGGATCTACAGCCGCCGGCGGACAATATGACTTGGTAGGTGCTTCCTACTCTAAGGTCCACAGTTCTTCAGCAGTTGCTCCTGCACTTGTTCTTTTCTCTGGATCATTCGGATCAAATGCTTCACTAACTGATGCAACAACTGCAGCACCTGCTCTTTGTCACGCAACAGGTTCAGATGCCAAGCTTCTACAGTTTGACCCGCAGGTTCTTTCAAAGATCGAGGGTGATGCAGCGGGCATTAACGACGGACGTTTCCAGTTTGTTGTTCTTGATATTACAAACAGCATTTGGGACAAAGCTGACCTTACTAACGTAAAGGATATTTCACTATTCTCTGCTCAGCGCGATGGTCACGGCTCCGGCAAGACCGGTCTCAAGTCATTCGGTGACGAGTGGCAGGGCGGCGGAAACATCCTCAACCTTCGTCGTTTGAACCAGATTGGTACATTCGATAACTCTAACAACACATGGACATCTAATCCGCTTGTAACAACTTCAACTACTAATGCAGCATTGCTAGTCGTCGTTTCAGGTGCATATCAAGGTGGTAGCGCAGCCGGCGCAGCAAATAACTTCTTGACAATGTCATGTGCAGTTGGTGACTCTTTAGATGTAGAGAGCGGTTCTGGTTCAACCCTTACCATTCCTTCATTTGAGTCTGACTTCGGTTCAACTCCTTCCCCAGTCATCCCAGAGATCGACATCAAGGTTGAGTCAATCGCAGTTACAGCCGCAACACGTAAGCTACGTGCTCGCTGGTCACCAGAGCTCGCACAGGATCTTAACGCTTATCACTCACTCGATGCTGAGGTTGAGCTAACACAGATCCTCTCTGAGCAGGTTGCCCTAGAGATTGACCGTGAGATTCTAAACGACCTCCTTACAGAGGCTCGTGGTGCAAACCTCTACTGGTCACGTGCTCCAGGTAAGTTCCTCAACAAGGAAACAGGCCTTGAAGTTAAGCTTAGCGATTCACTCGCAGCAGGCCCACGCTTCACAGGTACAGTTCGCGAATGGTATGAGACTCTCTCTGAGACAATCATCGACGTTGCAAACACCATCCACCGCAAGACACTCCGTGGTTCTGCTAACTTCATCGTAACATCACCTGATGTTTGCACAATGCTTGAGGCTTCTGTTCTCTATCGTGCATCAATCAGCCTTGATGGCGACGGTCAGGTTAAGACACCATTTAGTCTTGGCGCTGAGAAGGTCGGTACATTGAGCAACCGCTTCACAGTCTACAAGGACCCCTACTTCCCACGCAACAAGATTCTTGTTGGCTATAAGGGCGGCAGCTACCTTGAGACTGGCTACGTATATGCTCCTTACGTACCTCTCATCGTTACTCCTACAATCTTCGCACCAGAGGATTTCACCCCGCGCAAGGGTGTTATGACTCGCTACGGTAAGAAAATGGTTCGAGCTGACTTCTACGGAACGGTGACGGTTGCAGATCTAAACGTAATCTAAGATTATTAAGATCTAAAACGGTTTCAAAACCTTGGGAAAGGGACCTCTTCGGGGTCCCTTTTCTTTTGTTTGTTCCTATACCACTAGCCCGTTAAAGGGTATAATGATACATGATATGTCAAATATGTAGTCACGAAGCCGAAGGCAAAAAGTTTTCCAATCATGTTCGAAAAGAGCATAAGATGAATTCTAGACAATACACAATCAATTATTTCTACAATGGATCTCAACCTCAATGCGAAAATTGCGGAGAAGAAACCAGATACGTAGCTTATAGATTCAAAAGATTCTGCAAGAACTGTTCAAAAGTTGCCTCGTCAATCGCCGGAAAAGAAGGCGGAAAAGCCCAGGCGTGGAACAAAGGAAAGACAAAAGAAACAGATAGTAGAATACAAGAACAATCCGTCAAAATGTCTGGCAAAGGTAATCCATTCTTTGGAAAAAGACACACAGATGAATCAATAAATAAAATGCGATTCACAAAGATTGTTTCACGGTTTGAGTTTGAGAACAGAATAAAAGATAGAGAAGAAGAATTTGAGCTACTAACAAGCTATGATGACTATTTCTCTCGTCAAAGTCAGTATTTAGAATTTAAATGCAAGAAATGCAACGAAGTATCCAAAAAAACATTACAAGCATTTGAAAGAGGATCACTCTGCCCGGCTTGTAATCCGGTAGGAACCTCGCAAGCTGAAAAAGAAATTGGTAAATTCATAGAATCACTCGGAGAAAATGTAGAATACAATGACCGATCTGTTCTTTCACCAAAAGAAATTGACGTATTTGTCCCATCCAAAAATCTTGCCATTGAGCACAACGGTCTATACTTTCACGGAATTCTAAACGATGGAATCAAAAATAGAAGATACTATCTAAATAAAAAGCTTGACGCCAAGAAAAAAGGAATAAACTTAATTCATATTTTCAGCGATGAGTGGATTCATAAAAAAGAAATTTGCAAGTCAATGATTAAAAATCGATTAGGCTTAATTGATCAAAAGATATTTGCAAGAAAATGTGAAATCAGAGAAGTAAAAGTAAAAGAAGCTAAAGAGTTCTTCGAAAGAAATCACATTTCTGGGTATGTTCCGTCAACAATAAGATTCGGATTATTTTATAGAAGTGAACTGGTTCTCTGTCTGTCACTGAGACGCCCTCGACACGGGAAGTATAAAGGTATGACAGAGATCTCCAGATTTGCGTCTAAGATCAATACAAACGTGACAGGTGGGTTAACTAGGCTTCTTAAGAAAGCATCAATCTGGGCCAAGTCTGAGAACTACACAGGTATTGTAACTTATGCCGACCTAAGATTTGGAAATGGCGACGGATATCTCACCGCCGGATTTGAGTTCAAAAAAGATACCGGCCCTGATTATTGGTACACAGACGGAAAAGTTCGATATGACAGGTTCCAGTTTAGGGCAAAAAATGGCAAGTCTGAAAAAGAAATAGCCAAAGAAAGAAAAGTCTTTAAAATAAATGGTTGTGGAAGTAATATTTTTACTTTGATTCTATAGTTAGTGATAGGCCCGGTGCATAGCATATAGGTGACCCTGCCACCGCATCGGAATCATGCAGACAAAAAAAGGAGAATAATTATGCCAAAGGTAACATATACGGCCGCCAAAGGTCTCGTTCAAGAATCCGGATCTGGATTCGCAAATGGCTTTTATGTAAAGCCCGGTTCAACAACAAAAGCCGCAGCAACGCTACCTGTCCCACTAACTCATGCGGTTTGTGCAATGACAACAGACGGCGCCGAAGCCCTTACTCTTGCAAACGGAACACCCGGGCAGGTAATTCATATTCATCTTGCATCAGACGGCGGAGACGGAACACTCACACCGACCACTGCGTCTGGCTGGGCAACTATTGTTTTTGCCGATGCAGGCGATAGAGCAACATTGCAATTCGTTGACGGCTCCATTGGCTGGATAATCCTAGGCCTATCAGGAGTAGCAGGTCCTCCCGAAACAACAGTATAATTCAAATAAGCTTATTTAGTTTTATTGCAGAAGAGGTGCCTCAATCGGGGCACCTTTTTTGTATTCATTTCTTTCTTATGGGACTCAACTTCTACTTCTTTATATTTACTATTGTAGAGTTTCTGGAGAGTGTCTGTGACAACATTTGCTAATACAACTAATCCCACGCCTTTTGGTGCGTTTGATACCGATACAGACTTTCAATCTGACGCTGATAAGCTAGTTACTTTTGTCAAGAGAAAGCTCGGCGACGATATCCTGTCAGTTGAATTAACAAAAAAACAAATTTTTGCATGCTTTGAAGAGTCGTTTTTTCAATATGGACAAATTGTAAATGAATACCAAGCTAGATCACAATTATCAACATTTTTGGGAACTGCCACCGGAAGCATGTCAGGATCTGAGCAAAAGTTTCCAAGAGAGACATTACAGTTTTTAGAAAGACAAGCAGAACCCTATTCTTTTGAAGCGGGCATTGGAGGCTCTTATAACACAACCTCCGGATCAATACAGCTTGTTAGCGGTCAACAAGACTATAATATCTACAAAGAGCTTAAAGATGAAAGCGGAAATTTACTTTATTCTTCATCGCTAAATACACAAACATCTAAAATGAAATTACAGGAAGTATTTCACTTTAATCCGCAGGCTGCATACAGGTTCTTTGACACAACGTCAGCAATCAACTATCTCAATAATGAGTTTAGTTTTGAATCATTTACACCCGAGACAATGTTTTATGTGCTCCCAGTATTTGAGGATATCCTCCGCGCCGGCCAGATGGATATCTCCCATCGTGTTAGAAGATCTAACTATTCATATAAGATAATGGGGCAGAATATAAGGGTGTTTCCAACGCCTACGGGAAATCAATCTAATAAAAAGCTCTGGATAAGAGTTGCATTTGCTCCAGATCCGCTCAATCCATCATATGGAGACAATACAATTTACGGCGTTTCTAATCTTTCTAATATCCCGTTTGGCGACTTGACATATGCAAACGTCAACAGCATGGGAAGACAATGGGTAAGACAGTATACATTATCACTAAGCAAAGAGCTGCTTGGTCTAGTAAGGTCTAAATTTAAAACTATTCCTATACCCAATACAGATATATCGCTAGACGGTGACAACTTAGTATCACAAGGAAGAGAAGACAAGAAAGAGCTTGTAGCCCAACTTAAGGAAATGTTAGACTCTATGACATACGATAAGATCATAGAAGTAAATGCGACAAAATCTGAAAATATTCAAAAGCACTTAAAGACCATACCCGTTCCTAACGGTCGTGCAATTACAATGGGATAGGAGAAAATAAATGGCGAGACTTTTTGTAACTCCTAGAGAAATCAATTTAATTAATGACCTCACTAAAGAAATAATAAAAGATGTCGTAGGGCAGAAAATTTATTATTACTCAATCTCAGAGGCAAAAACAAAAATTAATGAGCTTTATGATGAGTCACCTGAGAAGTTCTTTGAATCTCCCGTTGAAATTGAGTGCTTAGTTGACTATCAAGAGCCCACATTTACCACAAATAAATACGGAATTGAGAAAACACAAAATATCGAAGTCTTTATTCAATCAAAAGATCTCTCAGATAAACAAATAGAAGTAGACGCAGGTGACTTTTTTACCTACGGATCTGTTATTTTTGAAATAACATCTGTGACAGTAACAAAAAATATCTTTGGTCAGATTGAGCACAACGACGGAATTAAACTAATTGGTAAACAAAGCCGTAAACAGGTTTTCTTTACCAAAGTTTTGGGTCCAACAGATTCACAATACTCAGATCCTGATGCAGTACAAGATACATTTGTCCAGCAAAGAGGATTTAAGACAAATCAGCTTGGTGAAACGGGTGATGTCAGAGAGTTACAAAAAAATGGTGTTCTTGATAAGCCGATATCTAAACCTAAGGAAGTTTCTAAAAAAGGTGAGCCTGGAAAAAGCGGTTCTTCTTTTTATGATGAATAAATAAAATGACAACTCGACAATCTATCAATGATCCATCAAAAAATCCAACTTCTAAGCAAGAACGATTACCCTCTGGTCTAGAAGGACAAAATATTCCTGATGACTTCTATCTTCCTCCATGCGGGCTGGAGGATATCGATAAAGCATTGTTTGATTTGTTTGACAAAGAAATACAGTTTTCAATTTCTCAAAAAAGTGAATCTCGGAAGGTGCCTGTTGTATTTGCTACGGGAGAAAGATTTGCGCTAATTAAAAGAAAGAAACCATTAAAAGATGAAAACGGCGCACTTATTTTACCTTTGATTTCAATAAGGCGAACATCAATTGAGCAATCTTCTTCTGTAGAAAAATTAGCTGACGTTGGAGATCTTGTTATAAAAAGAAGATTAAGTGCCAGAGATCCAGTTTATCAAAATTTAATTAATCGTCAAGATTTAAGGCACCAAGAAAATGTAAGATCATCTGATAATAATGCAACAAGCGCAGATCCAATATCATCAAAGCCAGGAACAGTCAACTCTAGAAGACTTCCAGTACAAACGGCGTCCGGCGGCCCAGTAATTTCTAACAATGCAGGATCTCATCATATTTATGAAGTAATTACAATTCCTTTCCCACATTTTATCGATGTATCATATGAAATTACATTCTGGACATCATATACGTCGCATATGAATCAAATGATTGAAAAGTTTGTAGGTTCGTATACAGGAACAAGAAATCAATTCAAAATTGAATCAGAAAAAGGGTATTGGTTTGTTGCCTACCCAGATGTTTCAGTTTCAAATCAAGATAATTTTGACGACTTTACTAATGATGAAAGAATCATAAGATATACCTTCAATATGAAAGTTCCCGGGTATATTGTTGCTTCTCAAAATCCAGGTAATATGAGCCCGTTTAGAAAATTTGTTTCTGCACCTGATATTCATTTTGATATGTTTACGTCCAATGCACCAATAGTTAATCATCCAAGAGGGCTTCCAGATCCCACAGGAGATCTAAATAAGTTTGTTCTTAGTGACGTAAATGAATTAAACGAGGCGGGAAACGTAGTTGAAAATGATCGATATGTATATCTGAAAGCACAAACAAAAGTTAGAAATCCTTTTACTAAAGAGGATAAAATAGAATACTTAAAAGTACTAACTCGCAATCAACGTCAGGGTGAAACTGTAGTAAGTTCACGTATCATCACAAAGATCGATGAGCTTTAATTAGACATTTGGGCTATTTTTGCATATTTATAAGTGACGTTAGTGAGTCCAGTAGGAGACTAATCATATGGCTGAGCAAACTTTTAGATCCCCCGGGTTTTTTGAACAAGAAGTTGACTTAACACAACGAGTTCAATCTCCCTTGGGAACACCCGCAGGTATTATAGGCACTTCTGATAAAGGCCCAGCCTTTGTACCGGTATCTGTAGGGTCCTTCGCAGATTTTAAAACTAAATTTGGAGATCTTAATTCTAAGAAATTTGGTCCTTATGCGGTAAATGAATTTTTAAAACACAGAGATGCAGTAACCTATGTAAGAGTTTTGGGTGCAGGAGCAAATGAAACAACTACAGATTTTAATACAACTTCAACACAGGGTTCTGTTAAAAATGCAGGTTTTAAAATAACGCCCGTAACTTCAAATGCACAACATTCAGTAGGGGCTGTCCATTTTCTCGCTGCAAAACATTATGTTTCTGCATCAGAAGCTTATGGATATCCGGTCTTTACTCATAATGATTCATTTGGTGGAACAAAATTTGTTAATCTAGTTCGAGGCATTATTTTTACAACAAATGATACTCGAGTTGGCGTTTTAAGTGCATCACTTTATGCATCTGCATTTAATGCAGGTGATCGATTAGCACTTGAGGGTGGAGACAATATTGCTACACCGTATTCTGCAAGTAATGCTTCGGGAATGGGCGAAAAATTCAAGCTAATTATTTCCTCATCAGATACAGGTTTCGGAGGAGAAGCTCCTGATGCTGCTAATGGAATTCGTGTTTTAACCGCGTCTCTAAACCCAAGAGACAAAGATTACATTAGAAATATTCTTAACACGAATCCTGATAAGTTTTCACAAGAAAAACACTTGCTTTATGCAGCATTTGATGTTGAGCCAGAAATTGCTGCAATGGCAATCGCAGACAAGTCTGTTGTAATGATGTCAGGATCATCGATTACTTCTCCAAATAATAATGGTGGAGAAAACTTCCTTACATCATTTGGTCGATTTGATACAAGATATACAACTCCAAGAACAACCAGCTTTATTTCACAACCTTTTGGTCGAACAGAATATGATTTATTCTATTTTGAAACGCTAAGTGACGGCGCATATGGAACTGGAAAATACAAGATTTCTATAGCTAATGTCCGCGGATCTACAGATGAAAACAACCCGTACGGAACGTTTACAGTTCAAGTAAGAAGTTACGATGATAACGACAAGTCAAGAGAAGTTCTCGAAGAATTCCCAAATTGTGACTTAAATCCTAGCTCTGAAAACTTTATCGGAAGAATGATCGGCGATAAAAAAGTTACATTTAACTTTGACGCTGAACAAGAATCAGAAAGAAAAGTTATTGTTTCCGGAAAATATGCCAACAAATCCAACATTATAAGAGTTGTTCTTTTAGATGATTTGGTAAGCAAAAGCGCCCCAAAAGAATCTCTTCCATTTGGATTTAGAGGAATACCTACACTTAAAACTAGTAATAACTTAGCAGATTCACTTCCTGGAACATCTACATCGACTGCACTTAAATCAACACGATCTAGGCTTGGAATTCATGCAGCACGCACGCTTCCATCTAGTTCACAAGGTGGAAACTTAACGGGATCAATTGTTCCGCCTGTCCCACTTAGATTTAAAGTAACAAATGGTGCAGTAAAATCAGGAACTGCTCCCTTTGTTGGATTCCCAGGAGATCAAGAAACAGTTGATAATCGATTCTACTGGGGCGTTAAGACGACAATGATACCAGGTGATAGCTCAATTCAAGATTCCGGAATTTCAAATGCTGCATTAAAATCAAATGCTTCATCTGAGGTCAACAAGGGGTTGATTGATCAAACTAAGTTTTTGGGCATTCAAAAAATGGATGTTCTTGCAACTGGTTCGCAAATAATACCTGCAAAGGCTGGCGACTTCAAGACATTCAATAACAATAAGTTTACTTTAGCAAGGGTTGCATTATCACGCCGAGCTGGCGGAACTGCCACAGGAACCTATAATGATACAGAGATTACAGGCGCAATTGGCCCGTTTATGAGAGAGGCAGTCTATATAAGAGACGGACTAGTAAATCCGTCATCTTATACAATAAATGATAGCCAAACTGAGGGCGCAAATAGAATTACCTTTGCAACGATGCTAAATCAAACTTCTTCGCTTACATTTAATAAGTTTACAGAGTATACAAAGTTTACAAACATATTTTATGGCGGATATGACGGTTTTAATATTTTAGATAAAAATGCTGCAAGAATGAATGACAAGTCTACATCTCTAGATACGTCTGGCGGAGCTAATATATCGTTTACATCACCGGGTATGTCATCTAATATGGCAGGAACAGGTAAAGATAATAATGCAGTAAGATCATATCGTGCAGCAATTGATATCATGACAGATCCGTATGCAGTCAATACAAACATCTTAGCAATTCCAGGAATTAGAGAGACATTTGTTACTGACCACGCGTTGGATAAAAACAAAGATTATGGAAAATCTATCTATCTAATGGATATGCCAGAGTACGATGGAGATGGAAACAGGCTCTATGATGACTCTACTGGAAAACCAAGCGTCACAAAAACAATTTCAGAGTTTGAAAGAAGAACACTTGATAATAATGCCGCGGCCGCCTACTTTCCAAACGTAGTTATTAGCGATGATAAAACAGGAGCAAATATCGAGGTGCCAGCCTCAGTTGCAGCTATAGCAGCGCTAGCCTATAATGATAAAATAGCTTATCCTTGGTTTGCTCCAGCTGGATTCAATAGAGGCGCTTTAGACTTTGTTCAAAATGTAGGGGTAAGACTAACAGCGGGCGACAGAGATTCGCTATATAGCGCAAGAATTAATCCAATTGCAACATTCCCACAGCAAGGGTATGTAATATTCGGACAAAAAACACTACAACAAGCCAAGTCGGCCCTTGATAGAGTCAACGTAAGAAGAATGCTCCTTGAGGTTAAGAGAATTGTTTCGCAAGTAGCTAATGGATTCGTATTTGAACAAAATACGCCCGCGCTACGATCAAAATTTGTTGCTCAAGTTACACCTTTGCTGGCCGTTGTCCAAGCGCAAAGTGGAATTGAACAATTTAAGGTTGTCATGGACGACTCTAATAATAGCCAAGAGGATATCGAGGCTAACAAGCTAAATGGTCGAATTGTAATTGTTCCGACTAGAAGCATTGAATTCATATCAATTGATTTCATTGTCACAAATGCGGGCGTAAGCTTTGCATAAGGTATATTTAAGAATGATATCTTGGAGATTTAAGTAATGGGTGAACGTACTTTTAAAAGCCCGGGAGTAAGAGCTTTTGAGATTGATAGATCAGGACCAACTCCTTCTGGGCCTACCGGTGTTCCAGCAGGTGTTATAGGAACCTCACAAGAGGGGCCAGCTTTTGTCCCGGTTACAGTATCAAACTTTTCCGAATTTGAAACAAAGTTTGGTTTTATAGATGGATCACAATTTGGTCCGTTAGCTGCTCAAGAATGGCTTAAGAATGCAGGAGCTTTGACATATGTTAGGGTTCTTGGAGCAGGTGATGGAAAAAGAAGATCAACATCTGATGGAACTGTAACGCGAGCAGGATTTGTTGTCGGTGATCAACAACCTTTGGCAACACAATACCTCGGAGATAATCCGAGTGCCAACACAGGCGGCCCCGGAGGCCAGCTAGGTAGAACATATTTTCTAGGCTGTTATATGTCAGAATCTGCAGGGAGTACAATCTTGCAAGATTCAGGGATAGAAAGAGCGGCCGATACCGATACTGTTCGAGGAGCATCATCAATACTTCGAGGAGTTCTAATGGCCGCCTCGGGCGTTGCTCTAAGATTATCTTCCTCGAACGGCGTTGTTAATAGCACGACCCCCGCCTCGTCAGATGATTCTTCAACAGTCAGAGGATTTCTTACGGGTACTGTTAACTTTGTTAATACATCTCCAAAATTCACTATGCTTCTTCCGGGTCACAAAGGAAGTGATTATCCAAGAGTTCTAACTGCGTCTTTTGACCCTACAGATAAAGATTATTTTGCTAATACATTCAATAAGGACCCGCAAAAGATTCAAGATCATGGCTACGTTCTCTATACGCACTACGATGTTTATCCTAGCTTTGCTGTAGTAACAGGATCAGGAATCACAGCTAAGGGTAGATCTATGATCAATAGCGCAGTTTCACCCGCAGGCCTCTATTCAGGAAGTGCAGATGTCGCATTCTTGCTCACGGGTGCCTTAGGAAGAGATGCAGGCGCAACAGCCACACCTAATTTTGAAAACTTTAGAGAAAGATTTAGAGCAGCAAGAACACCATTTATTGTATCACAAAAATTTGGTGGATCTGCAAAAGATCTATTTAGAGTTCATATGCTTAGCGACGGAGTTCTTAAAGGAAAATCGTCAGATTCAGTAGGGTCTAATACAAAGTATAAGCTTTCAATTGAAAACGTCGCTAAGTCATCAGATGCTTTGAATAAATACGGAACATTCGATCTTGTCCTTAGAGACTTCTATGATAATGATGAAAATGTATTTGTATATGAGTCGCATAGAGGTCTTACCTTAGATCCTACATCGACAAATTATATTGCAAGAAGAATCGGCGATTTAAACACGTATTACGACTTTGATCAAGCAGCAGGATCGCAAAAACTTGTTGTAGAAGGAAAATATCCCAATGTTTCAAGTAGAATTCGAGTTGAAGTATCGTCCGATGTAGATGAAGACGAGATAGATGATGAAGCACTTCCCGTTGGATTTAGAGGCTTAGATCACCTTCTAACCTCAGGTTCTAATGCATTAGCAGCACCACCCGATTCATCAGGTGGTGCACATCAAATTCAAAAAAATCCATCGCTTGTTCTAAAATCAGCTGTCCAACCCCCGGTGCCTTTAAGAGAAAATATTGCAATGGGTCTTGCTCCCAAGAAGATTCCAAACAAATCTCTTTATTGGGGTGTTCAATTTGAAAAGAAAATACTTTTAAATGAGCCAAATAAAAGCTCAGTTATTGATCCCACTATTGCCAGCTTTACAAAATTCTTTCCAGATTTTGCAGTTTCAAATCTTAATGTTATGACTGGATCAAATGCTGGAGAAGCAGATTCTAGTGGGTTTGTATTAGATTGTGATAAGTTTAACAACAATGGCTTTACACTTGAAAATGTTAGAGTTGCAACTGGTTCGAACGGCTTAGCAACAACGGTAGATAGTTATCTTGTTAATAGCTGGTCCTACGTAAGAGATGGTGATATCTCAATTAGCGATGCAAATAAAACAAGAGCATTCAATGTGTCAGATACAGCAAGCCCAGCTGTTAGAAGACTTGCTAAATTCACAATGCCATTCCAGCAAGGATTTGATGGATCTAATATATTTGATAAAAATGCTGCAAGCCTATCTAATCTCTCTGCTAAGGGAGAAATGGATGACTCTAATAGAGGATTAACAGCAGGAAATACTGTTGCGGCATTTAAAAAAGCGCTAGACGTTATGGGAGAAAAAGCAGATGTTAATATCCAGCTTCTAGCTCTTCCCGGAATGAGAGTTTCAACTATAACTGATGATGCAATTTCAACTGTTGAAAATAGATTTGATGCACTATACTTGATGGACATTGAAGAAAGAGATACAGTAAACTCTGTAGTTACATCTTCTATTCAAAACGTAAGTGTAACAAATACAGTTTCGTCATTTAATGATAGATCTTTAGACAGTTCATTTGCTGCAGCATACTTCCCAGACTTGAACGTAGATGTTCAGGTTAAAACACTAAATACAGCAACAAAAACAGTCGTTGCCAATACTGCGACTGTTCAAGTACCGCCTTCGGTTTCTGTTCTCGGAGCATTTGCATTTAATGATGCTGTAGCATTCCCGTGGTTTGCTCCTGCGGGCTTTGCAAGAGGCTCTATGGGTGCACAATCAATTGCAGTAAGATTGAATGAAGATAATATCGATGATCTAAACGACAAGAGCATTAATCCAATTATTAGCTTCCCAAATAGTCAAGGCCCGGTCATATTCGGACAAAGAACATTGCAATCAGCAGCATCTGCTTTAGACCGCGTAAATGTTAGACGACTCTTGATTGACTTGAGAAGATCTGTAAAACAAGTCGCCCAACAATTAATTTTTGAACCAAACAGAGAATCAACATTGCAAAGATTTACTGCACTCGTCACTCCGATCATGAAGCGCGTCCAGCAAAATCAGGGCATCGATCGATTCCGTGTTATTATTGATTCTAGCACTACAACACAAGTAGATATCGAAAATAATACAGTTAGAGGCAAAATCTTTTTACAGCCTACACGAACAGCAGAGTTTATTTCTCTAGATTTTGTTGTAACAAATTCAGGAGTAGAAGGACTTTGATGGACGTTTTTGTCGCAACTCCATATTTAATAACGTCTGATTAGGAGATCGTAATGGCTGAAACTCTTTCCGTTTCTGAAATGCTTCCAAATAAGTTTGAACCGAAACGCAATTTTCGGTGGGTTTTTTCTATTGAAGGTATTGATGCCTTCTTAATGAAAGAGGCTGCACGCCCACAAATACAAACTCCAGACAAGGCTATTCCATTTATTAATCACACGCGCTATGTTGCAGGACGAACAACCTTTAGCACTCTTGGTGTAACACTTTATGATCCAATTGCACCATCGGGTGCACAACAAGTTATGGAGTGGATTCGCACGCATTTTGAATCAGTCTCAGGGCGATCTGGCTATGCTGACTTTTATAAACGTGATTGCCAAATTAAAATGCTAGATCCAATCGGAACTGTTGTAGAATTGTGGGACATTAAAGGTGCATTTATTACAGATGCTAACTATGGAACTCTAAGCTATGACAGTGATGATCCATCAAATATTACACTCACGCTAAGATTTGACAATTGCGTTCTTCAATACTGATCTTTCTTAAATAATTTGTCAATTTAGAGTTTAACAGTTTTTGTGCCTGTAATACAATTACAGCGTAGGGAGACTTTATGTCTAGAAATGAAATTTTTAATAAGGCTGGAGGCACACCGCCAGTTCCTTCAATGATGAAAGAAACACAGTCACAACTTTCTCAAGAATTGGGATTTGATATTCCGGTCGAGACTGTTCCTTTGCCTTCTCTTGGGAAGGTTTATCCTGAGAATCATCCACTTCATATGTCACAAACTGTTGATATCAGAGCAATGACAGCCAGGGAAGAAGATATCCTTACGTCAAGAGCATTATTAAAAAACGGTAGTATGATTACACGCTTAATTGGATCTTGTCTGACTGATAAAAATATTGACCCGAATACACTTCTATCAGGTGATAGAAATGCAATTTTAACTGCTATTAGAATTACCGGATATGGGTCTGACTATAATTCTAATATTACATGCCCATCTTGTGAAGTAGGACAAGTTCATATTTGCAATCTAACAGACTTGCCAATCAAGTCACTTGATATTGACCCAATAGCACAAGGCCAGAATGAATTTGAAATGGTTTTGCCTATGACCGGTAAAAGAATAACTCTGAAGTTCACTACAGGCTATGATGAAAAAGAGTCACAAACAATAGAAGAAAGAAAAAAGAAGCAAGGTCTTGTGTCAGAATCTTCTGTTACAGATAACCTATTCAGGGCAATTCTTTCAATTGAAGGAAATTCTGATAGGACGTTTATCAACAAGTTTGTTCGTAATATGCCTGCAAAAGATTCTTTAGCAGCAAGATCATATATAAAGCTTAATGAACCAACCGTAATGATGTCTTCACATTTTACATGCAAGAATTGCGCGCACGAGGAGGTGCTTCCCCTTCCAATAGGGGCTACCTTTCTTTGGCCTGAATCCTGAAGATAGAGAAATATTTCTTGAAAGTGCTTTTTTATTAATGCGCTATGGAGGATTCTCATATTCTGAGTGTTATAAACTGCCTGTGCAATATAGAACATGGTTTATCGACAGAATAGTAAAAGAAGTTAGTAAGGAAAAAAATGCTAATAGAAGCGCAAGAAATACTAGAAATAATTCTAATATGACAAGAAGATTCACTTAGCGCATATTTAGCCATAAGGATCTATAAAACTCATGGCAGACTCTAAAAAACCCGAGCAGACTACCAAGTCAGTTGAAGAATTGACTGCAGCCTTAGAGCGTTTGCAGTCTGTTTTAAGTAACTTTAATTCTGGAGCAACAGGCCTAACAGATCTTAAAAAATCTCTAGAAAAGCACCAGGAACTAGTTGCGCAAGTTGCAGAATCACAAAACAAGTCAACACGTGCATTTTTAGAAAACAGTAAAAAACATAAAGCAGTTCAAATTGAAGCTTCTCGAGCTATGAATCTTCATAATCAAACACTTCAAAGCAATAAAATATCTATAGACAAATATAACGACGCACTTAAGGCAGTAGGCATTACTATTGGTGCAAAATTACTTGCAAAAAAACTTCACTTAGAAAAGCTGGGAAATGCATTTAATAGTCTGGGCAAACCTTTGCTCGACATTGAGCAAAGATCAATAAAGACGTTTGGAACTATTGAAACAGGCGCCGGCCGCCTAGCGTCTGAGGGCGGCAAGGCACTAAGATCATTTCTTTCTGAGCAAAATACAGGTCTAGCTGCTTCTAGCGCTTCTTTGCAAACTTTTTCATTCAGTATTGAAAAAGCAAGAGAACAAGCTGTTGAAGAGCTTGAAGGATTAACAAAGGCAGCAGGTGCTAATGCAGAAAGATTTGCAGCAGAACTCTCTGATCCAAAAGCTCTAATAGGAATAAGGGCAATGAGAGAAGCCCTTGGTCTTGCCACAGAAGATGTGGGCACTTATATAGACAGAGCAGCTGCCTTTGGAACATCTGTCTCAGCACAACTCGCATCAGCTGTAAGAGCAACTAAAAAATATGCTAAAGAAACAGGTGTTTCTTTTGGACAAGTTAAGAAAGGCCAGGATGTACTAAGAAAAAATACAAAATCATTTGCAACATTTTCAGAACAACAACTGGCAAGAGTAGCAGCCGCCTCTGCAAAAACAGGGGTCTCATTAGCAACAATGGGAGGTGGCCTCATTGATAGCTTTGATAGTTTTGATCAAGCTGCTGAAAAAGCTGCAATGCTTGGGCAGTCATTTGGAATGAGCATCGATGCCTTCGATCTATTTGCTGCAGAGTCTCCCGAAGAAAGATTACAATTAATTCAAAAGTCAGCTGAACAAGCTGGTATTGATATCGCTAATATGGGCCGCCGGGAACTCAATTACTTGTCTGAGCTTACAGGTATGGGTGTTGAAGATACAATGAAAGCATTAGGTCAAGGAGGCTTAGAAGTAGCTGCTGAAGTATCAAGTATGTCAGGAGCTGAAGATTTACAAGCTTCTCTTGTAGCGGCTCAAGGAGAAAACTCTAGAACAGTCAAAGAATTGACAACTGCGATAAGGGCACACATTCCTACATTTGTTGATTCTGGTGAAGATATTTTGGCAGGAAGCATTGATAGACTTATTAGAAATGCAACCGGTTTAAGGGGCGCCGCCGAAGAACAAGTAGGTGTTAGTGTCAGGGGCGCAATATCAGGAAAAGTACTTCCAGAATCTGGACAATCTCCGGGTGGCATCATGGGCCAAATTGCAAAAATTACATCAGACCCCAAATGGGCTAAAGCACAACAAGAAATGATGACGGTATTTTTGCATGAGGGCGAAGCCGGCGCAGCCAGGCTATCAGAAGTTTTTGTAAAACATGCAGAAAAAATAACACAAAAATCGTCAACTCCAGCTGGAAGAGATGAGCTAGCATCAGATATAACAAAGTACGGCAAAGAAAAAATCCAAAAAATCAAAGATGCGGGAGGAAAAATCCTGCAATCAAACTTAGCAAAAAATGCTAAAAGAATGTTGCCAGGATCTGATCAGGGCGGCACAACCGAAAGATCAGAAATGCTTTCTGCTACTGCAGAGACAGAAACAAATGCGGCAATGAGAAAAGGTTTGGCTCCGTCTTCGTCAAGCGGCCCAATAAATCTTGTTGTCAATGTTTCTCTTCCTGTTGACGGCGATGCAATTGCAACTGCTGCATACAAAGGAAGTATTCGTCCTGATGTAACGGGTGAGCAGGCACTTCAAGCAGCCGCCGCCGGCGAAAACGTGGCAGATCAATAAAATGAGTAAAAAAATACATAGTAATAATATAAGCACTCCTGCTATTAATAAAGTACTTGAGATTCTTCCTGAGGAAAGTCAAAATCGAGTTAGAGAAGAATTAAAAATTTATACAGATACTTTGGCAAAAGCATTAAAGGCAATCAAGATTCTTAGCGGAGACAAGAATGGCAAATGAAACAAAAAAAATTCTTGTCCCAAAAGATAAAAATGGTAATGGAAAACTTGGCAATGATTTTACAGCAGCAAATGCTAATTATGAAAATCTTCCCGATGTTCAAAGAGCAGGAATGGATGATTTGCCGTATAATGCTCAACCTATCGTAGATAACGTCGAAGCTGCAAGTATTAGTTCTATTCAAGATAAGGTAAAAGCGGATACACAGATTAATTCTCGTCAACCTGGCGATATAAATAGCTTGGAATCTTCAACACAATTTTTACCAGGATCCCGCCGACCAGGAACAATTGATCGACCAAGTCAAACTGCAACTTTGGGTCAATTCTTAAAGCAAGGTCGCCCAGGAAGAAGAATACAAAATAGTGACCAGATTGGCATTGATCATAATGGGAACGAAGTAAGTAGAAAGCTTGGTGGTGATATCCTAAGAGATATTAATACACAAACGCAGGGACGATTTTCAACTAGCCCGCACGGAAGACCAGTTGCTGGTACACCGGGACCAGCATATGGAACCCCAGAAGTTCAAAGCGGCGCGGGCCCGGTTGTAAAAAGTTCAGTATCTGCTGTCTTGGGTATGAATCGATTCGCAGCTATTGGTGAAAAATCTTTTGCCACTGCAGAAACAAATCCTGACAAACAAGTAGTAGGATCCTTCCAACCAGAAGTGGGGTCATATAATCCTAATACAGGAGATGATCCGACACAATTTGGTCAATCATTCAATATTGAAAAGCTGAAGTCTATTGGAATCGACATGCTCCGCGCCGCCGCTGGAATTCATGAAGAAAATGCTGTTAACAAAGATGTTCAAATGGGAAGATCTAGTTTGAGCGCAGATTCATTGCGCCCAAGAAATTTATCATCTGGAGAGATCAATAAAGAGTCATTTGATGTATCAAAAGCTTCCACAGGAGAATTCAATCAACCGGAAGATGGAAAACCAAATTTATCATATGGGCAACTCAACACGCCGGGTTCACCATTTGCTAGTTTGACTCCGAATGAAATGAAAGCACTTTCAAGTGCAATCATTGCTATAACTGTAGAAGCAATACATTCTAATTCTCTAGTTAATACATTAGTTGCTGGGGCATCTAACAGTTCGTCTCATGGAAGCGCTCCATATACTAAAGGCAGTTTTGTAGAAAAGCCCAAAAATGGCGGAGCTTTTGGAAGATCAGCAGTAATTTCACAATCAGATCTTGGATTTATTAATACAGAAATTGAATTTTCATTGGCTGTTGATGCTGGATTAGCAATTCTTTTAGGCGATAATAGCACAGGAATAGTTGAAAAATTCTCTGGAAATTTAAATTTACAAAATAGCATTAATCAAGCAAAACAAAACATTGACGCTGCCCCCGGGTTTTATGTTAATTTTTGTAGAGCTATTTTAAAAGACTCACAAAATCTTAGTGAAAAATTTGCAGAAGTAGGAAATATGGGCACAGGTTCTACTGAGGGAGTTGCTGCCGCAATTGGAATTATAGATGTATTTAGATCATCTAAACTAGTTGCTTGCATTAATACGCTAGCCACTATTGGAGACTCTGCATCCAGAGCTTCATCTAGCCCATATTCAATTGATCAAATTTCTCCTTCGGGCGATATTGGAATTCTTAATGATGGTGCAATTGGAGTGTCATATAATCCAGCATCACACGCAATGAAAAGTCGAGATGGTAATAAAGTTGCAGGAGGTGTTGATTCACTTCGTCTTGCATGGAGAAGTTCCTCGACTCCAAGCATGTATCTCCTCCCAGCAGAAATTGAATATGGTAGTGTAATAAATGGTGCTAAAGGAACTACACCCGGAACTGAATCACCTATGGCTGCGCATGCAAACATGGAAGGGATCACAAAATCAGATTCAAGCGGTAGACTTCCGCAGGAGTTTGTTGAAAAGCATGAAGAAATTTTAGATGCTGAATATGTTCCATTCTATTTTCATGATCTTCGAACAAATGAAATAATTTCATTTCATGCATTCTTAGAAAGTCTAAGTGATGGATTCGCTGCCCAATATACACCTTCGCAAGGAATCGGAAGAGCAGAGCCAATAAAGCTATACAAGGGGACAACAAGATCTATTGGATTTAATTTTATTGTTGCTGCAACTAGTAGAGACGACTTCAATGAAATGTGGTTCAAGATCAATAAGCTTGTTACAATGCTCTACCCGCAGTATACACAAGGCCGCGAAGCAGGAAACCCCACAGAAATATTTGGCCAGCCTATTTTTGGCCAAAACTTTATAATGCCCTTTTCTCAAGTAATGTCTGCTTCTCCAATGATTCGTCTTAGAATTGGTGATGTTGTTAAGTCAAACTTTTCAAAATTCAATCTATCTAGATTGTTTGGCTTGGGAACACCTCAATTAGATCCAATGTCCGCCGGCCTAGGCGTCCCAGCGGCATCATTGGTAGTGTATAGATTGTTATTTCAGGGTCTGGGAATTGTAAACAATCTTCCCATCCCTGGCATAGCAAAAACAGCAATTTTAAATTCAGCAACAGTTCAATCAAATATTCTTGAGGCTTCACGCTTAATAAAAGAAAATGCCAGAAAACTTCCGGTTAGCAATTCTAATGATGCATATGGCTACAAAGTCGGAGACATAGTTAGATTAGGATTTCCAGACATTAGAAAGCTTAAACTAGCATCTGGGAATGGATCCCCAGAGCTCTTTTTAAATTATAGAAATGCATTTGCAAAAATAGTTTCATTGCCAATTTTTGACGAACAAGGATCTGCAAAGTCTGTTAGATATCGTGTTCAACTATCAACTACATTTGAAAATGCAAGAACTGGAATCACAGATATATCTGGTCCGACAAATACATATTTTATAAGTCATCATGATGTTTCTCTCGTACCCGGTGGACTAATGAAAGAAAGGCTGGTTATTGACGGTTTAAGAAAGGCAACTGGAAAAGCTAACGTTCTTTATAGCACATCTGTTCTTACGTTCTTATCAAGCTTTCAAAATGCAGTTGTTCGATCATTTGAGCACTCTGGCGGAAAAGGCCTCCCGGGATTTGTTAAAAACTTAAGCTTTCAATGGATAGGGCAAGATTCAACATGGGAAGTTGATCGTGGATCTAGAGCGCCAAAGTTTTGCAAAATTCAAGTTAGTTTTGATCCTGTTCACGACATTGCGCCAGGACTTGATCATACCGGCTATAATAGAGCACCAGTTTATCCTGTCGGCGATGTTGTTAACAATATTGCAGGTAAGTCAAATGATTGGGCTGATGAAGCTGTTAGTAGTTCCGGAGAATATCTCGATAATGCAGTTTCATGGGTATCTAATAAGACTGAGGATATATTTGAATAATGACAATATCAAGATACGATAGAGATTCACTAGCTAATAATGGACGATCTTTTGGGTCGTCGCAGTCTATAGTTTTAATAAGAAAAGCCATAAGAATGAATAAGATTAGCTTAAAAGAAACAATATCAGCAGAAAATGAAAGATTAGATATAATTGCTGGGCAACAATATCAAGATGCATCTTTGTGGTGGGTTATAGCAGCAGCTAGCAATATTGGCTGGGGATTACAAATACCTGCAGGAACTCGACTTCGAATACCCACAGATATCTCCCAAATAATGGAGATAATATCTTGAGTAGCAGTTTTATCAATAATAATAGAGCTTTAAGAAAATCAGGAGATAGAATTAGAAAAAGCACGGGCTACGGCGGGATTGGAAGAATACTGTCAGTAACACCACAAGGCTCAGTTTCAAAATTTGACTCTAAAAAAAATAAACATGTAAAAATAATTGCAGATTCAATTTTAGATAATGTCGATGGTGCTATTCTAGGTGAAGATTTTAAAAAAGCAATTTTTGTAGGAGATTTAGCGGCGCTAACTAATTTGTCGATCCCCGGCGTAGGAACAACATTTAATGCTGCCTTTAATTTATATACAGAGACAAGTCTGGGCTCCGTCCCGGGAAATATTGGCTCGACCCCGGGTATAGGTTTTACTACTAAAGAGTTTGCCCCAGTCCTAAAAACGTCATCTTTGAAAAAGGGCGGAATTGTTCAACAAGGTCTTTCTGCAGTCCGCGGAGGAATAGCAGCTGTAAATAACAGCATGTTTGGAACAGATTTAACAGTACTTACATGTAAACATTTTGATTTTACACCCTCGACATCTTATGTTTCTGAGATTGAAGTTTTTGCAAATTCAATTCCAACATATGAGTTTTCTAGATGTGTTCCGCATTTAGACTTTACGTTTTTTACTGCTACAAAACCTTTAAACAATAGAGGAAAACCTTTATCTATAAGTCTTTCAAAGGCCGCAGTAGGATCAGAAGGCGCCGGAAGATTTGAAATAGGCACAAGAATGATGGCACAAGGTGCAGAGAGTATTTTAAAAAAGCAAAATTCTCAATTTGGTATTGAGATGTTTACTATGCCACAAACATTCGTCCCTATAAATAGTAAAAATAGATCAACTCCAATTTTAGATCCCTTCAAGCCGTTTATGTCAATAAAGTCTTTTGATATCTCTGTTGTTCCCGCAGCTGGTCTAATGGAAAAGAAAAAAGCATCTTTGAAAATAGTTTTGCATGATAGATCTAGGCTTCATGAAATAGCAGAAATAATTCGCCCAGAAAACTTTGGCACAAATGAAATTTTAGTAGAGTATGGATGGAGTCATCCAGATAAGTCAGGAAGAAATGAATATGCAAATTTTTTAAATGCAATGAAGAATAAAGAAAAATATGCTGTTTATAATTCGTCTTTTTCTCTTAATTCTGAGGGCGGCGTTGATATTGACTTAACATTGTTCGCCAAGGGAAATCTCACTGTAGAAAATACAACAATAATTGACAATCCTGCAATGAAAGATATTGGGAAAGTCATTGGAGAAATTGAGTCAAAAATAAATAAGATTTTAAGTGAAAATCCAAGAACAGATAAAAAAAGAAAGAATATATCTGCAACACAGATTATTGATGGATACGTTGATGGAAATGTTAATGTAGAGGGTTCACAAATTTTTCTTAATATGGAAAATGGAAAAAATGAAATTTTATCAAATCTAACCGAGCCAAGCCATCTAAGTCTAATGAAAGAATTGCAAAAAATTAAATCACAAAAGAGCGAGCTAAAATCAACAAAAGTCGAAATATTAGATGCAATAAAAGAACAACTATTCAACGATACCGCAGATCCTTTTTACCCGTCAGAAACTGCTACTAATGATATTGCAGGTCCCTTAAAGCCACTGCCAGGAGTACCAAAAAACGAGTATATCTCGGTTGGTAAGCTTTTTTCAATGTTTGTCGGCCGCCCGCTATGCTCATCTAATAAGTACGCAGAAGTTCAATTATTCTTTTACGGATTTAGCGATGATTCAGGCTTTCATGATTCTTCAATTGTCAAGAATCCTTTGTCAAAATATTCAATAGATCAATTTCTTATTAGAAAAGATGATTTTATTGATATGCTCGACAAAATGATCGAATCCAAAGGCACAGCGAATATACCAATTCAAACATTTATTACAAGAGTTATTAATAATTTTATAAAGCATCCATTTTCTACCCTTTCAAATGTTGTAACTCCAGGAATGATCTATAGAAAAATTATGAAACTTTCGGAGACTAGTGGTGTCTCGCCCGCAGCTATTGCTGGGGCACAAATTTCAACAGCATCACCCGCTGAATCGTATAAGGATCTTGCAAAAAAATATAGATCTCCCAATATTCAAATAAGATTTGATGCATTGCCAGTTGCGTCAGCACTTGGCTTAGATTCTTCTGCTAGAAAATCTGTTTTGAGAGTGCATATATTCGATAGTCACAATGGAAGAATGACGCCTTACGTTAATGCCATAAAAGCGGGCTCAAATACTATGGAGACGCTTAAATTATCCTCAGCAAAATTATCAGATGCTCTAAAATTAGACCCGTCAGAAGCAGATAGAAAAAAAGCAGCTAATGATGCGTTAGCTGAAATAATTGAATCTGATCTTTTTGGTATTAAGATTTTACCAGGTATAACTCCCGAGTTTAAGCTTGACATACCTTTTAAAAAATTAAAAAAAATAATTAGTCAAGGCTACCCTACACTTACATACGGATCTGACGGTTCTATATTAACATCTGCAAAATTTTCCACAATTCAAAACAAGAAGTTTGCAGATGTTCAGTTGACTAGATACGGAAAAAATCCTAACAAGACTGCAGCAGGAACTGATCCCCGAGGATTACCAATGAAAATTTTGCCAACAGAGGCACAGGTCACAATGATGGGCTGCCCGCTAATAAAATATGCGCAGCATTTCTTCATAGACTTCGGGACGAATACGTCAGCAGATGATTTATATTATGTAAAAACTATTAGTCATAGTTTTAAACCTGGTAGTTTTACAACCTCTCTATCTATGATGGCAAGAGATGCAGATGGTGCATATGAAAGCTTATTTGGCCTACTTGATAAAGCGACTAAAGTTTTATCTAGAGAGAAAGAAGCCTCTATTGCTGATAAGATCGCAACAGCTGGCGAAACCGCACTCGATCTTCTTAATACTGGAAACTAATTTATTAGTGTAGATTTTTGATAATGTATCTATAATAGATATATGAATATTTGCATTCACAAAAGAATCTTGGGAACAACCCAGCATTTGTCGACTAATTTTGAGTCAAAATCTTCATGGGTAGAAGATCCAGATAGTGAAGATCTAACAATTGGATTCAAAAATAACGAGACTATTAATATTGTTTCCTTCCTTTTGAATAAGAAAATTCCTGATTCACCTGATAAGAAGTTTGCTCTGCCGTTTCGTCATTCAAGCTTAGAAAATATCTTGTGGTCTCATGTGTTGCCCAAGAAGGAATATAGAAAGTATTTCCAGAGTATCCAGAATGCAATTGGCGAAACTTTAAAGTCTGATCAATACGAATACTTTAATAATCGTATCTCTATTCAACAGAAGCTTATCTCCTTTCTTGAGCCATCTAAAATTGATGAAAAAGTTTTTGGAAAATATTGCGCAGATCCAGAGTTAGTCAACAAGTCTGTTTTGACAACATTTGCGCCAAAAAAAGGGTTTGCAAAAAATGTTGACTATAATCTAGTAGGGACAAATACAGGAAGGCTCACGATATTAGCTGGTCCACAAATCCTTACTCTTAAAAAAGAACTAAGAAATATTTTGACGTCTCGATTTGAAGGCGGAAAGATAATCCAGTTTGACTATACTAGCCTTGAGCCAAGAGTTGCATTGATGTTATCAGGCAAGAATCCGGAAAGAGATATCTACACCAGTCTATGCAAGCAAGTTTTGGGAGGCAAATACGGCCGCCAAACTGCTAAGCTTCTTACTATCGCAACTCTCTATGGCATGGGAATCAATCGTGTCAAAGACTTGCTCGGTGTAAGTAAGATCACTGCACGAGAAGTTTTAGACCAGCTTGAAGATTTCTTTGGTGTTGAAGATATCAAAAAACAATTAGAAAAAGAGGCAGAATCCGGATTTATTAAAAACTACTTTGGTAGAAACATTCGAGTTAGAAACAATGCTTCACATGTCTTATATAATAACTATATTCAATCAACAGCAATGGATGCAGCGCTTGAAGGATTCTTTAAAGTAGTTCAAAACATAAAGAGGGAAAAATACCAGTGCATTCCGATCTTTGTTTTGCATGATGCTATTATTTTTGATTGTCATCCTGAGTGCTTTGACAAATTAGAAGTTATAATGAATCCAGGACAAAATTTATCTAGTTTTGAATCACAACTTTATATGGAGGCTGAAGAAGTATAATGGATTTAGATATCGAGAAAATGCAGGAAGATTATGAGAAATTTCAAGCTCTGACTAAAAAGACGGGACCAAGAGCTAAGAAGTTACAAAAGCTAGTTGATAAGCTCGGAGAAAGACTAGTAATGGCACCCTCGTCAGAGAGAGATGAGTATTTCAATGCCTTCTCCGGCGGCCTTCTTGATCATTCTCTAAAGATCCTTGAAACCAGCTACAAAGTCGCCAAGGGTTGTGGAATTGAAGTTTCAAATGAATCTATCATCCTATGCTCGCTCTTTTGTCTTATTGGAAAAGTCGGTGATGAAAATCAAGACCTCTATATTCCTCAAGATAATTCGTGGAGAAAAGAAAATCTAGGTGAAAATTATAAATTCAATAATGATTTGCCTCACATGAGAACAACGCATAGAAGTCTTCTCCTTTTGCAAAAGTTTGGAATTGAGCTTTCACACGATGAGTGGCTAGCAATTTTACTTGCGGATGGTTTAACAGATGATACGCGCCTTTATTCAATGAGAGAGCCGTCACTAGCGCTCGTAATATCCTCATCGAATAAGCTTGTTCAGAGCAAGTCAAGAGAAGAAGATAATCCTGTTTCTTTCTAGCTTCGTCCATATTTAAATATATGAGAAAAGAAATCAAAAGATTTAAACCTAAATTTATCAAGCGTGCAAATGACAGCACCACCGGCGCCGGCACCCGCGGAGCAATCTCTAATTCTACTCGACAAAACCCGCCAGATATCCACAGGCTTGGTTGGGCTCCTCGACCATTTCCTCGATCTGGTATGACAGGAGAGCCCAATAGCTCAATTATGGGCCGAATGGGAACAGGTTCATTGTCAGCCTATACTGATGTCGACCGCGAAGAATTCGAAGACCAGTCAGGAATGCCAGGAAAAGGCGGAAACTATAAGTTTGGAATGTCAAGACATTACAAGAACAAGGGCGGAGGAAAAGCTATGATGGGAACTGGATCCGGACCAATTGGTGAAGAAGTATTAAGAAAGATAATCAGGCAAGAGCTTGTAGAGGCTCTCGGAGACAAGTCTGGTAAAAAAGCATTTGCATATGAGCTTATGATGAGCCAAGAAGGCGACGATGAAATCGACGAGGAAGAGGATGAGCTTGATGAATTCTCCGGCGCCACCGCCGTTGCAGGTGTATCATTACCTCTCGGAGCCTCAACCCCGGGCAAGAAAGCAAAGCCATCATGGGGAATAACAGCTAGAACATTGAATGGAACAGCTGTAAAGCCTGACAGTTCTAGCACAAGAATTCTAAAAATAAGAAGAATGAAAAAATCTGAATTATATTGAACATTCTATGTGGGTTGATTACAATAACATTGATCAATAAAACGCCAACATAGGAGAAACATTATGGCACTTGATTTTGATGCGATTCGTCGCAAGGTAGCACAACTTTCCGGCAACAAGCGAGGTTCATCATTTTGGCGCCCCGAGGAGGGTGAGCATACTGTTCGACTCGTGCCATTCTCTGATAATGATGGGCAGCCATTTAAGGAGAGGTGGTTCTACTATAACGTAGGTGAGAACCGAGGTATTCTCGCTCCTAAGCAATTTGGTAAGCCCGATCCAATTCAGGAGCTTATTAACAAGCTTCGTGATGATGGCTCTCCTGAGTCACTTGAGCTTTGCAAGCGCTTATATCCCAAGATGCGTGGCTATGCTCCGGTCATCGTTCGCGGCGAGGAGTCAAAAGGAGTCCAGCTTTGGTCGTTTGGCAAGATGGTTTATCAAGATATTCTTAATATCATGCTCGATCCTGACTATGGTGATATCACTGACCCAGTCGAGGGCAGAGATATTAAAGTCACCCTTTCAAAGCAGCCAGGACAAAACTGGGCCAAGACTTCTGTGATGCCTCGAGGCAAGGTTACTGAGCTATCTGATGATACAGCAAAGATTAAAACGTATCTTGAAAATATTCCAAACCTTGATGAGATTTATTCGCTCGAGCCTTACGAAGAGATTGAGAAGAAAGTCAATGATTGGTTAAATGGATCAGCAGATTCTGACGAGGGAACTACTCGAGGAACTACGTCTACAACTACTGTATCATCACCTCCCAAGCCAGAGTCTACGAAATCAAAGACACCAAACGCAGAGACAAAGTCATATAACTCACTAGATGACGCATTTGCAGACTTGCTCGGAGACTGATCATAAATGGCTAAGGCAAAAAAGCCTGCAAAGACTGCAAAGAAAAAGTCAAAAGTATCTGACGATTTTACGGCAGACTTAATCAGGTCTCTTAATAAGGATCACGGAGGACGAATCGCATACAATCTCAGTGTAGATGAGTCACCGACCCACGTGAAAGCGTGGGTCGGCACTGGGATTAGGCAGCTCGATCTACTGGTATCTAATCGAAAAAACGGCGGGCTACCCTGTGGCAGAATTGTCGAGATCTTTGGGCCACCATCAATCGGTAAGTCACATATCGCTTTGCAGATTGCGCGAAACACGCAATCAATGGGTGGCATCGTTGTCTATATTGACACAGAGAACGGTACATCAGTAGAGAATCTGGCACTCCTCGGTGTTGATGTATCAAAGCGGTTTGTGTTTATCGAGACTGCCTGCACTGAGGAAGTGTTTGAAGTCGCAGAGTCAACGATCATGAAAGCCCGCGGCCTCAATAAAGATATTCCTATTACGATTATTTGGGATTCTGTGGCAGCATCTTCTCCCAGGGCAGAGCTAACAGGCGATTATGATCAAAACTCTATCGGTCTTCAAGCAAGAACGATCTCAAAGGGCATGAGAAAGATCACCCAGGTCTTTGGTAGCACGAATACACTGTTCATCTGTCTAAATCAGACACGAACAAAGATTGGTGTTATGTACGGGGATCCCATGTGCGTCGACCCGTTTACGACTAAAATCAAAGTCAGGTATGATAACTCTAATTTCGGCCTATAGTTATATATGGAACTAAAACCTCGTTAAAACTATAGGTGGAATATTATGATAGATTATTTTGATTTTGATTTTAAAATAAAAGATAATAAACCAATAACTAAAATATCTTTAAAGGCTAAGTTTAAAAAAGAAAAGCCAGCAATGAGAGAATCTGGTTATCCATTTAGTGGAGTAGAGCTGGGTTATTATATTCATCATATTGATGATAAAAATCTGGCTAACAATGTTTGGAAATTTAGAAAGAAGCTAGCAAATAAAAACTATTTAATTGACTTCCTATTTGAAAACAACGTTATTTCATTGAAGGAATATGAGATATCAAATCTGTGGAAACTCAGGACGAGAAAAAAGTTTGTCAAAAACCATTCCATCGCTATGTCGTCTGAAGCTGCCAGGAAAAACATGTCAGATAGCTATGACAGGGAATTGCATTCAAAGATTCATAAAGAGTTGTGGAAAAATAATCGTGAAAAGTATATAAAAGCAACACAGTCACCCGAAGTAAAAAAAAGAAGAATTGCATCATTTAAAAAGCACCTTGAAGATCCTGCTAACAAGAAAAAATATGATGAAGCAATGCAAAATCCTGAAAGAATTGAAAAAATAAGCAAAGCTGCCAAAAAGATGTGGGAAAACGCATCTAATGAGAAAAGAAATAAAATGAGATCAAATTGGTCAAAAAAGCTTTCTTATAAAGGCAAGAAAATGAATTCAATAGAATTTAAAATTGCTAACTTGTTAGACGAAAAAAATATAAACTGGGAATATGAACCAGTAATTGAGTTTGAAAATTCATTTGTCCAGCCAGATTTTATAGTAAATAGTAGTATAGTAATTGAATGTTTCGGCGACTTTTGGCATGCCAACCCATCGAAGTACGAAGATGATTTCGTCTTATATGCTGCAAAAACTGCAAAAGCTCAGAGAGCGTTTGATAAAAATAGACTAGGTTTGTTAAGTGAAAAATTTGAACATATTGTAATTTTGTGGGAAAATGAAATCAATAGTTCTGATATAGAAACAATATTAAAAGAGAGGGTTTTATGCCTATTGTAGAAGAAGAATTGACGTTTTTCGAATTCGCTGAAAAGTTTTTAAATCTAAATGATATGAAAACACCGACAAACCTAGACATATCTAGCCTGGGCATAGAGATTGAAACTCTGCTAAATGATGGAACTGCTGGTTTTCGGCCAATGAATTCGTTTATCGTGAAAGATCAAGTCGACTCCTACTGCAGGATTGATGAGCTAAGAGGAACTAGCAATCACAGAGTTTTGTTCGGTAATGAGTACATACCTCTGTCTGAGCACCCAGAATCTATGATTATTGAAGAGCCAATGTGTGTCGTAGATACATCTGTTGAAGAGACAGAAAATTACATAGCAAATGGCCAGGTAAATCACAATACGACTCCCGGCGGCGCCGCAATACCATTTCACTCCTCAGTTCGAATTAAACTCGGCGCCGGCTCTCAAATCAAGAACAAAGAGGGCGATATCATAGGGATTAATGTCTCGGCGAAGACAATCAAGAACAAAGTGGCGCACCCATTCAGAACTTGTCATTTTGAGATTCACTTTGGTGTCGGTGTCAAAGAGCATGAGCAAATCACAGATCTTCTTAGATCGTCTGACGACGTAGAGTTCGAAGGAAAGACATACTCTGTCGAAGGTGCAGGAGCTTGGAAGACACTATCAGTTATTGATTCAAAAACCGGTGAACTTATAGTAGAAAAGAAGTTCACCAAAAGTGGAATGGAAGATTTGTTAAACAGTGATGAGTATTTGCCTTATATTGAGACGATGCTAGAGAAGACTCTTATTAAGAATTTTTCCGGCAATCTAGATATTAATGCAGATTCTTATGAAGAGGTCCGAGCAGTAGCAATGGACCTCGCGGAGGCAGAGTTAAAATGAGCATGTTCGTTAAAGTAAAGCTAACACATCCCGATGCAAAGCTACCATCTCAAAAGATAGGTGATGTAGGCTGGGATCTAACATCAGTCGAGTCAGGAAATATTCCTGCCGGAAAAGTAACGTCAGTTTCTACCGGTGTTGTCTTAGCAGAATCACCATTCACGACTGATATTCATAAGTCTGTTATTATAAAAGTAGAAGGAAGATCAGGTTTAGCATTTAGACACGCCGTTTTTCCAGTGGGTGGTATCATTGACCCAGGATATCGAGGCGAGATATCTGTAATGCTCTATAATGGCGGTGACAAAGATTACCGGTTTGAAAAGGGCGATCGAATAGCACAGCTGGTAATCTATGATGTGCATGCGAAGACTAGTAGTAACAAAACACAGTTCCTAGAAGTTGATACTGTTCATCCATCTCATCGAGGAGACAAGGGCTTTGGATCGTCAGGCAGATAGACCCGTCCTAATCTTCGATGCGATGAATTTATTTCTTCGTGTCTATTCTGCAAACCCAACAATAAGCCAGTATGGACATCATGTCGGAGGTGTAGTCGGCTTTCTTAAGTCAATGAGAAATATCATTGATAAGTTCGCACCCTCCCAGATCTTTGTTGTCTGGGAGGGTGGCGGTAGTCAAAGACGCCGCGCCATCTATCCTGAATACAAGCATGGACGCAAGCCCAAGCGGATGAATAAGTTCTTTGATCAAGAGATCCCAGACACAATTCAAAGTAGAAATAACCAGATTGCATCGCTGATTAGCATACTAAAGAACACACCCATATGCCAGCTTTATGTAGGCGACTGCGAAGCTGATGATGTTATCGGATATCTCTGCAAGTATAAGCTAAGAGACAGTGACAAGATTATCGTGTCGTCTGATCAGGATTATTATCAACTGCTCAATGAGTCTACACAGATCTTTCGCCTAGGCAAAAAAGAAATTGTAAAAGCTTCGGATGTTCTGACTCTAACAGGTGTAACTGCTTCAAATTATTGTGTCGCCAAAGCAGCCGCCGGAGATTCGTCAGATAACATCTCTGGCATCAAGGGCGCCGGATACAAGACGATGTCCAAGAGATTTCCATTCTTACGAAACGAAGAAGAAGTAGATATTAAAAATATTTTTGACCATGCGTCAGCGAACATAGATAAGAAAATAAAGGTCTACCGAACGATAGTGGACAACTTTGATATTTTGGAACGTAATTGGAAGCTTACATACTTAGATTCGAACAATTTAGCTTCAAATCAGGTGAATCAAATAGAGACAATCGTAGATACATTCGATCCCTGTAGCAATAAGATAGGGATGATGAGGAAATTGATTCATGAAGGAATACAGAACTTCGACGTCGAATCCTTGTTTCTTAGCTTTACATATTTAGACTAGAACAAAAGAAGAGGTTATTAGTGACATACGAGTCCAGCATTACGTTTGCATCTTACGGAAAAGACTTTCAAGAAAAAATTGTTCAGAGCTTGCTCACAGACAGAATGTGGGCAGAACAAATGGCAGAGGTTATTGATATCGGGTTCTTCGATCTTAAGTATCTAAAGTTCTTAGCTGATCGATATTTTTCATACCACGAGAAGTATAAAGATTTCCCAACACTGCCTTTGCTAGTTTCGATTATT